TAGTTTAGTTTGTTAAGATTTTAACAATCTTTACTTACTAACCAATTTTCATCAATTGCATTATAATCAAACTCTGCATTTTTGTCATACTTTTCTTTAACAACCTTTTCAATATCCTCAAGTGGCAACTTAAAATATTCCTTATGTCTGTTGACTTTATTTACTCTGTATTTGTCAAACTCTCTATGTAAAGCAGTTTCAAGAGCAAAGGCGTTTTCACTAAACAGAACACAATTAGGACTAAATCTAAATGGAACACTTGCAGAACTAAGTTCATCAACTCTTTGTTCCCAATTTGTTCTTCTTGTTACACCAATTTTATATACATCTTCACCAAGACTAGGATTATTGATGATATAAACATATCCAGCTAACGTATGCTCTTTCTTGTATTCATTGTTTTCAATGGCTTGGTTAATTTCATCAATTTTGCTTTGAACGTCTTGACCTTTGTTTAGTTGACCAATATATTTCTCACGTTCTTTTAATAATTGTTCACGTTGTTTATTCAGTTCTTTTTCAGCCGCTTCTTGCTCTTTAATAATCATTTTTTGATATTCACGGTCTTCTTTGTCTTTTTGCTTACGTAATTCTAAGTCATGCTTGTAATCAAGCTCTTTTAGTACAAGTTGCAGGTAATCATAATTAAAAGACACCTCATGCTTGTTTAATTCAGTGTTGATATTATTAAACATCTTAGTAACACGGTCTTTGATATTGTTGGCATTAGAAATTGTAACACGGTCAATAAAAGCATCAACTGAAAGGTTAAATGCAGTAATACTTTGTTTTACAAAGAAATCTAACAGTTTAGAACCTTGAATAGAGTTACCATTATAAGTCCATTGGCTCTTAGTTGAATAATATTCTTTATAACGGAGCATATCACCTCTTTGCTTACGGATTTCTTTAATCTTGTCCTTATATTCTTCTGTTGAATATTTAGGAAAAAGTGGATCATATAATCCCATAGCCTGAATTTCATGCTTGTTATAATTTTGTACAAGTTCTTTATTGATATTGTCTAATTCTACTTGAGTTTCTAATATCTGATGTTTCGTATCTGCCAATACATTTTTAGCCGCTTTAATATCTTCTTTAATACGGTCTAGCTCATAACCCTCACGATATTTGATTTGTAAAGATTGTAAAGTGTTAGCTAAAGATGATCTAGCTGATTTTTCAATAGATAATTGTGTGTTCGTTTCTTCTAGCTTTGCACTAAGCTCATTATTCTGTTCTTGTAATTGCTTGATTTGTTCTTTGTATTTTTTAAACATATCATATCTCCTTTCCTTTCTTGTATTATATCATAAAATTATTAAAAAGTCAAGAAAAATTTTAAAGAAAACACTTGACAAATTGAATATAATGTGATATAATATAAGCAAGATGAATGAGTTGTATGGAAAAGTTTGACAACTTCAAAAATTTATGGTATAATACAATAAAACGTAAGAAAGGAGAATTTTATGGAATACGATGATATTATTTGTGTAGACGCTATTAGTTATGGTCTATATGAAGATTTATATAAAGAATGTGCGTTTAGTGTTGAACAAGCGTATGAAGAATATTGGAATGAAAAGAATGGAGAGATGTAATGCTAACTTGTTTAATCGGAGATAATAAAATCAATTTAGTAGAAAATAAGTATGAAAAAGAAGAATTAAAAAAATGGAGTAGTAAAAGAATATTAAAATGTCCTATTTGTGGAAAAGATTATGAATATTGTCATGGTAAAGTAAAGATGCCATATTTTAGGCATAAGGATAAAGAAGAATGTAATTATTTATATTCAGAATCAGAAACACAAGAACATTTACAAGGTAAGACTGATTTATATAATTGGTTATTAAAACAACCTAATGTCACAAAAGTTGAACTTGAAGCATATATTCCAGAAACTAAACAAAGACCGGATATTATGTTTGAATGGAATGGACAAAGATGTGTAATTGAATATCAATGCACTCCTATTTCTAGTGAATACTACGAAAGGCATGAATTATATGAAGTATGTGGAATTAAAGATATTTGGATTTGCGGAGCAGAAAAATATTTTCAATGTTATCATAACGGAAGTGGAATAAAACATATGTCTGAGATTGAAAAGAATACAAATTTATATTATGATACAAAAGTAAGATGTATATTTCAAATTGATAGAACTATAAAAGAAAATATTTTTGAGTTAATTATAAAAGGTAAATCTTATGCTCATAGAATGATAAATTTGTTTGACTATAAGAAAAATCAAGAAAATTTTTATTTGGTCAAGGATTTACAAAAAAGTTATTATGTATGTCATAAATATCCTTCTCCAACTGGAAGACCTTCTAGGAAATATCCATATCCTGTTTCATATTATAGTTTTAATAAAAATTATTCTTTAGCAAAATGTATGTCGTTAAATTCTATTAGACTAAAGGAGGTGAAATAATGGCAGGAATTAAAGTTCCGCAACACGAAATTTTCAAAATTAATACGGATAAATTAAGACATAGTAAATGGGATTTGTCTATTACAAGGAAAGAGGCATTTGTAAATGAAGAACTTGTGCCATTATTTCAAGGCGAAGTATTTAGAGCAATTAAAAGAACTGTAGGAGAAAGTCATATTGACTACACTCAATACATAATGGCTCTTGAAGTCAATAAAGAGAAAGATTTTCTGAGAGCTTGCAAAAAAGGTTTTAAAGTGAATGGAAAATCTTTTAAACGTTTTGTTGGAACAACTGGTGGATTAAAGAGTAATACAGTTTTATTTGTCAGCGAAGATATTTATGATAAACTATATGAAATTTTAGAATGTGGTAGAAATAAAACTGTTCCTATAATTCCAGCTAAACTTGAAGCATATAGAGCTTTGTTTTGTAGTGCAAGCCAAAGAATTATTAGTCCTAATAAGATTTTAGTAGTGTCAGATTGTATTACTCAATATTATGACGATGTGATTAAATTAGATGATGGAAACAATGAAATTGAACCAATGATGACAGTGCTAAAAAATGAATTGTTAGAAAATAATAGTTCTGATGGATATAATTTGTGCACAATAGGTTATATGGAAAAAGTTGCTAATATTTTAGGATTAGATTATACACCAAGTGGAGTATGTTTAAGAAATGCTTGGTTAAAAGGTATGCTTTATCCATTCCCTATTGTGGAGTTCTTTGATAAATATATGAATGGAAATTATATTGTTAAGGATATTTGGGGAAATGATATTGATATTAGAGAAGTTGAAATGATTTTAACAGAATCCAGTCTAAAATTGTGGAGTAGTTATAAGTCAATAGATGATTATGTTGAAAATTATAAAAAGTATGGATATGAATTTGCTGTGACAAAAATTTCTCCGCATAAACTTGAAGATGAAAGGGCGGTTAATTATCAATATTTGCAGTCATATTATTTTTCAGATGAAGATATTCAAGAGTTATGTGAACCAACTGTAAAGTTCTTAAAGGATTCTATGTGTGGTGATTATCAATCAACATTAAAATTTTTAGGCATCAATGGTAATCTAAACGATAATAGTTGGCAACAAGCATTAGGAATTAGTGAATATATGATGAGTGATCCATATATAATTGATTCAGTACATAGAATGATTAAAAAGAAGATTAGTGATGCTAAAATTGGTAAGCTAATTGTAAAAGGAAATTATCAAATTTTAAGTGGTGATCCATTTGCTTTAATGCAACATATTTGTGGGTTGAAAATTACTGGATTGCTTAAAGCAGAAGAAATTTATTCAAGTTATTGGAATGAAAATAATGTTGATGAAGTTTGTGTATTTAGAAGTCCTATGACAAGTCACAACAATATTAGAAAATGTAAGATTAACAATTCAAACGAAGCAAAATATTGGTATCAATATATGAACAATATAATGATTATCAATGCTTGGGATTCATTTTGTATGGCTTGTAATGGTGCAGACTTTGATGGAGACATCTGTTATTCAACTAATAATAATATACTTTTAAGGAATTACAGAAAGCTAATGCCTTTAATGTGTGTTCAAAGAAAGGCAGAAAAAATCATTCCTACAGAAGATGATATTATTAAATCTAATATGAATGGCATGGGAAATAAAGTAGGTCAAATTACTAATCGTGCAACAAGTATGATGGATGTTCAGTTTAATTTTGGCAGAGATAGTAAAGAATGGAATATTATGACTTATAGAATTGCGTGTGGTCAACTATATCAACAAAATGAGTTAGACAAAATTAAAGGGATTGATTTTAAACCCATGCCTAGATATTGGTTTAGCATTAAAGATTGCACAAATGACCAGCAAAGACTATTGTGCGCTAATAAAAAGCCATATTTCTTTATATATAATTATGATTATATCAAAAAAGAATATATGGACTATATGAAGAATGTTGAAAGTAAGTGTTTAACAAAATTTGGCATTTCTTTAGAAGAATTATTAAATAAAACAAACTTAACAGAAGAAGAACAATTATTTGTTAAGTATTATAACAATGGACTACCTGTTGGATTTGGAGATTGCGCCATGAATAAGATTTGTTGGCATATTGAAAATGAATTTAATGGATATAAGATTTCATTGAAACATAATGGTAACTTTGACTATAACAAAATCAAATATCCAAAAAAGAGATGTACAGAAGCACATAGACAAGGGTTAAAATTCTTGTGCGACCAATATGTTAAACAAGTTGCTTTATATAAACAAGAACAAGAATTAAAAAAAGAATCAAGCGGAGAAGCACGAACAGAAGAATCTAAAAAAGAGAGAAAATTCATGCGTGAAGATTATGCTTGTAGCGCAAAAGAAATTTGTCCTAATGATGAAGAAAGACTTAATATTGTATTAGATATGTGTTATGGTTGTAGAAATAATAGACAGTTTTGTTGGGATGTTGTTGGTGATTTGATTATTCGTAGATTGGAGGAATTAGAAAATAATGGCGAATTATATATTTAATGAAAAACAATATATAGAAAAATTTTTGGATGGAGAACAAGTTGAAGAAAAGATTGGAATGAGATATATAATTGGTTTGTTGTTTCGATATTACTCCATTTATAAAAAAGATGAAGTTGAATCAAAAAAGATTAAAAAACAAATATTCCAAGATTTGAGAAACAATGGTTCATTTGATAAAGAAAGCAGTAATAGACTACAAGATTTTGAATTAGAAAAAGTTATTGAAGGAGTTATAACAAAGAATAAAAAATACTATAAAGAATATGGTGAATATAAATCATTAAAGCAATTAGACTATATTCCTTTGTATTCAAGTGAATTTGATTTTATTCAAAGTTTAAGTAATGACCAAGAAAAGAAATTTATGTTTACTTGTTATATTCTTGCAAGATTTTATAATACAACTTGGGTAAATAGTTCTTACACAGAGATATTCAAGTTGGCAAATATTACAAAATCATCAAAAGATAAGGCATTGTTCGTAGGAAAGTTGCTTAGAGAAGAAAAGATTTCTATGTCAGACTATGTCACAAGCCTTGCAATTAAGTTAAAAGAAGTAAAACAAGAAGATGATAAAGAAGTGATTAAGGTTTACCAAATGCAAAACCTAGGTAATCTATTCCTTTCATATATCAAGCCTAATTACAAACAATGTGAAAAGTGTGGGAAATTGGTGAAAATTAAGAGTAAAAATGATGGAAGAACAAAATATTGTACCGTTTGTAGAAAAAAAGTTGATTCCCAATTAGTAATGGAAAGTAGAAATAAGGAAAAACAGTTAAGAGAAGTTCAAGTCTGAAACCCCTTGATTTTACTGGCTTTCTTGGCACTTTTTGTTATCGGACTTACGTTTCTTTATATGGAGAAGAAATGAAAAATCTCCACTCCGATTAAACAAAAGTATGCAAGAAGTCGAAAGCAATAAATCACTTCTTTAATACCCCACCCATAGGGTTACAATATGTGGGTTTAATAATAAAGGGAGTAAACAAACTATAAAATTTTGCTAAAAATATTGCTATGTCAACCCCGACAGTGGGGTTGTAAATAATATGCTGTCAAAAATAAATTAAAGAAAGGAGAAACAATGGCAGTAGAAAAGACAAACCCAAGACTTACAACAGCAGATATTGTTGAACTGATTGCTAAGAAATCTAATCTTACAAAATCACAAGTCCGTGAATGTTTGCAAGAATTTGCTGAATTATACAAGTCACTAATGGCATCTGATAATACGCCTAGTGATTTTACAATGCCGTTACCTTATGTTGGCACATTCAAATTAAAGAAATATAAAGGAATGAAAAAAGGTAGTACATATAAAATCCCAGATTGGGATAATGGTGGAAGTATCGTCAAAGTTGCAGAAGAAGACAGACCAGACTTTAATTTACCAGTCTTTGTTGTAAAGCCTGAAATTAGAGAATCTAGGAAAGAAGCATCTAAACGTCAATGGTATAGGGAGCATAAAGATGGCTAAGAAAGATTTAACTATTGACCAACTATGTAATTTAATTGCATTAGAAAGTAAATTGTCTCCTAGAACAATTAGAACTGTGTTGGATTCTTTATATAAAGTTGTATTAAAACAATTAAAACTAAATGAAAGAATCTATTTCATGGATTTTGGTGCTTTTGAAATATATGAAAGACCAAGTGGAGATAAAAAGATGGGTAACTTTGAAGAAGGTGGGTCTATTATTCGATACATTGCACCTAAAATCAAAGTATTATTTAAACCATCAGAGGCTTTAGAAAGAGCAATCAATGAAGATGATTTTACACCACCTAATAGACGTAAGAAAAATAAAAAATCAAGAGCACAAATTGTAAGAGAATACAATGAACGTCATAAGAATGAAAAACCTACTACAGAAGAATTACTTGTTAAAGCATTGAATGTATCACAAGCTAGACAAGAGAATGATGATTGGAAAGTTAGACAAGCAAAGAAATAGAAAGGAAATATTATGGCAAAGCAAGGATATACTGAAAAGAAAGTAATTTCTATTGTCGGTACACTTGACAAGAATGAAGATGATAAATATATTGTAACAGTTGAAGGTAAAGATACTTTCAAAGAATATGATTTAGCAGAAATTTTAGAAGCAATGGAAGGATCTGTTATTTCTTTGACCTCAGATATTTTCTAATGAGGTAGTACATATGGAAAGAAAAGAAAACGAAACATATATTAGTTATATTAAAAGAGTAACTAATGCGTGTTCCGATAAAAAAATTTCCTATTCTGAGTGGGGAGACTATATCTTAGGAATAGACAATAATTATTCAAGTGAGAATCTTAGAAAGGCATTTTATGTAGTATATAAATTGTTAAATAAGATTGATGAAAATAATTGTGATTATGATGTAATTAAAGATTTAGAAAACCTAAGAGATGAAATCTATAAAGAAAGATGTCGTTTACAGGATATTCAAAGAGAAAAAAGAAATGATTTAAGAGTAGAGGCTAGATTTGAAAATCTTTTAGAAGTAGTAAAAGATAAAATGGATTTTATGCCAACTTATGAAATTAAAGAATTTAAGCATATTAACAAGAATCAAGATAAGAAATATGCAGTATTACAATTATCTGATTGGCATTGCGGAGCATTAGTTGATAATCAATTTAATTATTATAATGTTGATACAATGGTTGATAGAGCAACTAAAGTTAGAAATAATGCTTTAGAATATTGTAAATTACATAATGTTACTGATTTAGTAATTGAAATAAATGGAGATATGGTAAATGGTGCTATTCATGTTTCAAGTAGAGTAGAATCAGAAGAAGGAGTAGTGCAACAAGTTATTACGGTAACTGATGTATTAGCAAGATTGATAAATTCTATGAAACCATATTTTAATTCAATTAAGATTATTACAACTCTCGGTAATCATGGACGTTTGACTCCTAATAAATCAGATAGCATTACAAATGAAAATTTTGAAATGCTTATTCCGACAATGCTCAGAGATAAACTTGGCGATGTAAAGATTATTGACTCAAAAGGTCTTGATTTCACCAAATATGAAATTGATGGAAAAATCATTATGGTAAGTCATGGTCAAAATGACAGTATGACGAAAGTTATTTCAGATTTTTCTAAGATGTTTAAAGTTGTGCCTAATGAAATTCATTTAGGGCACACTCATTCATATACAGATATTAACGATTGTGATATTAAAGTAACAGTTAATGGTAGTTTAATAGGTAGTGATGATTACGCAGTTACAATTAGAAAAGTTACCACTCCTAGTCAAAATTTAATTGTATATGAAAAAGACAGATGTATCTATGAAATAAAAGCAGAATAAGAAAGGGAAAAATTATGTGCCAATATTGTGAAGAAGATAGACCAACAATCGCTTGTGATTTAGCCATTATAGATTCAGAAGGTCATATGACTTGTCTACAAAAGCAAGAAGAGTTATATTATGACCATGAACTTTGTCAATTTGCTAATTGGTTTAAGTATTTACTTAATTCTATTGGTTATGAATTTATTGATGAAGTTCAATTTATTCAACATAGAGATAATAGAGATAAGTTTAGCGAAGAAGATGCAATTTATTCTAGCGAAGATTTATAATTAGTTGTTGACAAATTAAAGATTATGTGGTATAATCTCATTATAAGATAAAAGTTTACATATTTTCCGTCTTGGAAAATTCATGTATACATATTAAAAACCTCCTCATTTAACCCGACACACATAAAAGAGGTAAACCAAACAATATGTGGCTAATGTGTGGTATTGAATGGTTGCAGTTATGGGTAACTGCAATCCCGTAAGGGTTTTCACCGAGATAGACGGTTAGAATATCTATACTAATCAAGGTTAAACCTTGCAAGTGGAGTATCTTGTAGTAGTATACTTGATTATACCTATATGGATAATACAAGTAGGACAAAAGTTATACGGTGCTAAAATCCGTTGGTTAATTCTTATCCAGCTAAAACTCACCAAAAAGAAAACAATTCCCTTAACGGGACGTATAGAACAACGTCTATAGGACATTAAAAAATTAACTTTCAATTATTCAACAAAGTTACAAGAGTAATATTCTGCAAAATATGAAATTGGTTATAGTTGAATTGATTATAGGTAATTTGCAGATTGTCTATAAGAATATTTTGTGATTGGCAATCACTATGTTATGATGACAACATAACAGAAACGACCTCGGTTCGTCACCGAGTTTTATAATGTGGAGTCCGACAAGACTTTAAAAGGCTGTCTACATAGCCCATACGAGACTTAATTGAGAAGAGGACAAAATTAATCAGATTGATAGGGTAACGTGCAACAGTATAGGAGCTGGCTCAGAAAGAGTGTCATAAAATAACAGTGTGGAGTTGCACCAAGTCAACGGTAGCAGAAAAAAATGACGAATAAAGGGATTTTGCGTTGACACTACATATTTATTTTGTTAAGGGCTAATGGTCATTGACTGTTGGCTCTTTTCGTACATATGAAGTCCATATGAATATAACCGAAAGGTGGAAATTTATTTGGCAAAGAAAGATAAAAAAATAAAGATTTCTTTTGTTGATAGTTTTTCGGCACAAGAAGTAACTGGGTCTAATGTTTATGTGGAAACACCTAATCATAAAATATTATTAGATTGTGGTATGCACCAAAGTAATGATAAAAAGCAAGACTACTTAACTAATAATAGAAAAACAAAAGAATATAGACCAAAAGATATTGACTTGATATTTTTAACCCACACACATCAAGATCATATTGGCTTATGCCCAAAATATTGTAAGGATGGATTCAATGGTTGTATTGTAGTGCCTTATGGTTCAAAAGAGGTGCTAAAAAGAATGTGGGTAGATTCTGCAAATATCAATGAAAGAGATATTGAGGTTATAAATAAGCAAGAACACAAAAAATGGAAACCATTATATGAACTTGATGCTGTAGATAACGCTTATGAACATACGATTGAATTTTCTATTAACGAAAAAATTGTAATAGATGATGAGTTGAGTTTTATGTTTGTACCAAGCGGTCATTTAATGAATGGTTGCCAAATTATATTGTGGATAACTATTGATAATTTAACAAAGAAAATATTATATACTGGTGATTTAGGAAATCCATTAGTAGATAATAAGTACGTTGGTAAATTAGAAAAAGTTGAAAAATGTGATATTGCTATTTGTGAAAGCACTTATGGTGATAGACCAAACTTTAAAGTAAGAAAGAAAGAACGTAAAAACGATTTAGATAAATTAAAGACCATTATTGATACACAAGTTGTTAGAATGAATGGCAGGTTGATAATTCCTGTATTCGCACAATGTAGGTGTCCACAAATATTACAAATGATATATAGTTTATATAAAGATGACAATACATTTGATAAACATATTTATATTGATTCACCTTTAGCAATAGATTTGTTGTCTTTGTTAAGAGAAAACTTGCGTGACGAGGAATTACAAGAATTTGATAAAATGTTGGAATGGAAAAATTTAGTGTTATGCTCTAAACCCGATGATAGCAAATCATTAGTTGATTCTAATGAATCTTGTGTTATTCTGTCAACAAGCGGAATGATGACGAATGGAAGAATTAGACATCATTTTAAAAAGATAGTGTCAGATCCAAACGCTACAATATTGTTTTGTGGATATTCAACAGAAGGAAGTTTGGCTTCTATGTTGAAAGACCCAAAAAGAGAAACAATAGATATTGATGGGAAAACTTATACTATTAAATGTGCTTCATATAGTTTAAAATCAATGAGTGGTCATGCTATGTATGAAACATTAGTTGATTATTATTCAAATATAAATTGTAATAAGATAATTTTGCATCATGGCTCATCAGAAGCTAAAGAAAGTTTGGCAAAAGGATTAAAAGATATTTTATCAGATAAATGTAAAAGTACGAAAGTTATATGTGCTAACAATTCTTTAAAACTTACTATATAGGAGAGTTATATGGAAAAATTAAAGATATACATATTAGGAATGGTTACTGCTTTAGTGGCGTTGCCTATAATTGATGAAGTTGTGGAAATTATATGTAGTTTTCTTGAAATCTTAAAAGGGATTAGTACAAAGAAAGTCCTAAAAATAAATAAAGATATTATGGATTTACAAGAACAATTAGAACCTGTAAATACAAATTGTATAGGTTTTGAAGCACCCAATACACAATATTATGATGATTTGGAAGATAATAAAGTAAAGAATAGAATCGGATTTAATTAAATTCGTTTGGGGAGGATTGGTCAATCAATGGTTGACTGATTCTCCGTACATATTAGAGGTGTTATTATGGCAAGAAAAGCAGAAAATGTAACATTATGTATGGGTCATAATACTCAAATGTTACAATGTATTGGTTTGAAAAAGGAAAGTGAATATTTTAGTTCATGGAGTCAATTTCATGCCAATGGTAAAGTTCCTTATTGTAAGGAATGTTGCAGTAAAATTTTTAATTATTATTTAGATGAAACAAAGTCGGCTAAGACCGCTTTATACTATACATTGATGAAGATTGACACACCATTTATTAAAGAAGTTTATGAAAAAGTAAATGAGCGTAGTTTAAGTGGTGATGCCAATGGGAAGAAAACATCAATCAATATAGGTACATATATGAATGAACTCCGTAAATATTCTAAGAATAAAGAAATATGGAGTGATTTTAGTGCAACTAATGTAGATATTACAGAGGTTGATAGTAAAATTAAAACTGCTGAAATTAAGCAGAAAGAAATGGATAAGTTTATGTTGGATTGGGGAGAGCAACCTAATTTAGAAGATTATCAATTTCTTGAATATAGATATAGTGTTTATACAGATGGTATGGAACTAACCCCATCACAGGAAACATTGTATCGTAAATTATGCCTTGCTGAATTATCTGCTCGTAGAAAAGAAGCTAATAAAGATTCTTCAAAAGAAGATACTGAGCAAATAATGAAACTAATGGCTAAATTAAAAATAGATAATTTTGAAGAAAAGAAAGATAAAACAGATATTGAACGTATACTTGAAAAACAGATTTGGGAGATTGAAAACACTGAGCCTGCTGAAATGGTAGATAAAGAAGAGTATAAGGATTATCTGAATATTGAAAAAGATTGGGGTAAACATATTCTTCGTGCAGTTAAAAATCTCTTGACAGGGTCAAAAGATTATCCTAAAATTACTAAGGACAGTAAATATGGAGAATAGAAAAGAAACTGGTTTATTTAAACTAATAAAAGAAAGAGTTAAAAAAGAAAAAAATAGACCAAAAGAATTAGACCCTCAAATAAAACGAAATAATGTTAAAAAATGGTGTACGTTTTATCGTAGAAACATAAATTTATATGCAAGTAGACATTTGCAAATTAGATTACATCCATTCCAACATATAATGTTGTATTTAATGGGTATAAGTCAAGTATTTTTTGCAATATGTAGCCGTGGTCTGAGCAAAACGTTCATTGTCGGACTTTTCGCAATGTGTAAATGTCTATTATATCCATATAGCGAAGTTCACTTAACTTCTTCTACCATCTCACAAGCTACGAAGATGGTAAAAGATAAGATGGAAAATGAGCTTTGTAAAAAACTTTCCCCCATATTGAAATATTATTACGAACATGATTTAATTAAATTTCACTATGGTAAAGATGAAATATGGATAGAATTTGTTATGAACGAGTCTAAAATGTGGGTAGACCCTGCCACAGATTCAGCTAGAGGTGGTCGTGCAACACTTCTTATATACGAAGAATGTAGACTTCTTAAAAAAGGTATCATTGACTCTGTATTTGAAAAAATGGCTCACCCTAGACAAGCAATATTTTTAACGTTACCCGAATATGCTGGTGACAAAAGATGGATTGAAGAATGTCAATCTGTATATATTACATCTGCTCGTTTTAAAAGTGAATGGTTTTGGAATACATTCAAAACAGTAGTACAAGAATGTTATACAAATACAAGAATACCTTATAATTTTTTTGCTGGGGATATTTTCTTATCTATTTGTTTTGGTCTAAAGACCATATCGGACTATTTTAAGTCTAAAAAGACAAGTGGCGAACTTGACTTTAGGATGGAAGATTTGAATGAAATGGTTGGAGAAGCCGAAAATGCGTTCTTTAGCCATGATTTATTAAAGAAAAATCAAGTATATAGAAAAGCATATAAATTTCCTACTATCAATGATATATATGAAGGAAATGATTTAAAGAATCGTAAGAAACAAGAAAATGAAATACGATTACTTTGGATTGACTTTGCTTTTTCTAATACAACTGGTAAAGAAGAAAACGACCAAAGTGTTATTGGGTGCACCTCTTTAATAAAAAAAGATGGAAAGTATAGAAGAATCATAGATTATATTACAACTCATCAAGCAAGTGATTCATATGGTATGGATTTAAAGATAAGAGAGATGTTTTGGGATTATCAAGCGGATTATATAGTTTTAGATTTAAGGAATGGTGGGGAAGTTTGTTATACGGACTTAACAAAACCAAGAGAACATCTAAACAGAAATTCACATGATTGGAATGAACATGGATTTACTATAGCTCTTGAAAATGCTTATCAAACTTCTACGCAACAAAAACTTGATGATTTAAAATCTAGGACAGTAGATCCACAAGCTATTCCATGTATTATACCTATGATTGGTACGGAAGAGTTAAACAATAATATGTGGTTAGACCTACAAAAAAAATTAAGGGACGAAGAAATAGATTTACTTATTGAAGATATAGAATTTGAGCAAAAATTTGAAGAAACAAAGGAATATTTTACTTTAACTGACGAAGAAAAAATGAGAATAAGATTACCTTATGTTATGACTATGGCTTTAATAAATGAAGCGATAAATCTTTCTCAAGATTGGAGAAATGGTAAAGTTCATTTGTCCGAACCTCGTAGTGGGACTAAGGATATTATTGTTTCTTTTGCTTATGGAAATTATGTATCTTCTCTTATCATAAACAAATTAGAACAGAATGAAAATAATGATGATGAAGTCAATCTTGATGATTGGCAATGGTTAGCAGAATAGAAAGGAGAAAAATGTCCGACATGGAACATAAAGAATACCTTTCTGAGCAAGAGTTAGACCAAGTGCTACAATTTGCTCAAGGTTTATATAATGGCTTTGGTGGGTATGGATTTTACACTCCTTTCTCTCAAAACCAAAACTTACTTGCTTTAAATAACAATGGTCAAAAACCAACACAAGAAAAATTATCTAAAGCATTAGAAACCGCACCTTATGATTATGGCTCGTTGGCATCATATTCTGAATTTATGGAAATTTGGGATGCGATTTATGCTAAGACTTTAAGATATTTTGGTGGGTTACTTTCTTTTGATTTGTCTTACACTTGTAAGAACATTAAGAACCCAAGCGATTATAATTCAAAAGAATATAAAGATGATATTAAAAGGGTTCATAAGTTTCTTGATAACTTTGACTATAAAACAGAATTTGATAAAGTTGTTAAGCAAATGTTAAGAACTGAAACGTGTTATACATGGTTTAGAGATTCACATGAAGACTTAAATAGTCCTATTGATATTGATAGTGATGAAGGCAAAATTCGTAGAAATGAAAAGTTTTCATTACAAATGATGCCACAAAAGAATTGTATGTTGACTGGATATTTTAATTGTAGTCAATTATTATATGACTTTGATATTAACTATTTCCTTAATGGAGATGTAGATATTAACTTGTTTGCTCCTGCCCTGAAGAAGAAGTTCAAAGAATCATATGCTAATGAAAATGGAGAATATATTCCGTCTGCTCAATTAAATTATAGGAATGGTTCTTTTGCTAATTGGGTACAATGCAGTCCTAATGACGGCGCTTATGCGTTTAAGTTTGATTTAAGCAATTTTAGACAAGTACCACCTTTAATTGCTTTATTAAAGAGTTGTTTAAATAATGATGAAATTGAAGATTTGCAAAAAAATAAAGATATGGTTTCCGCTTATTTATTATTAGCTGGTGAAATCAAAACTATGGACACTGATAAAAGTGGAAATAAGTCAAATCAATTTTCGATAGACCCTAAAACCATGGGAAAATTTATGCAACTTGTTAAATCGGGTCTTGCTGATAAAGTAAAGCCTTTAGCTTTACCATTAGAAGATATTAAAGGTTGGCAATTTACAGACAGTAATCCAAGTATGGTTGAAAAGCAATATACTACAACTGCCGCACAAGGGGCAAGTGCAAGTACAATGATTTATACAACAACTAAAATGGCACAATCAGAACTTGAAAATGCTATTTATGCAGATTATTGTTTTATGAAACCTTTATATGAGCAATTTAATCAATTCCTTAATTTCTATGTAAATAAGAAAACAACAAAGTATAAGTTTGAGTTTTCCTTTGACGGACTTAATAGACCATGGGATAGAAAACAAAGACAAGAAACTTTAAGAAATTTTGCAGATAAAGGGATTGTATTAGACGCAACTCAATGGGCGAGTGCTTATGGAATGAAACCACAAGCATTTCAACGTAGTTTAGAGTGCGCTCATAATGATACTACATTTATTAGTAATTTAACTATGATGTTAAATGCTAACACAATGCAATCAAGTGGCGAAGATAATGTAGGCGCGCCAAAGAAAGATTCTTCTGAAAGGTCTGATAAGACAGAGGAAGTTTCTGATTATGTGGATTAGGAGAGTTGAAATGATTATAAGACAAACTCCTAAAGATAAGGATAAATATATTGCTGTGAATAGTGATACAAGTAATGTATTACATGAGCATGGTTTTTATCCTAAGTATATAGATAATGAATTTATATATTATGTAAAAAGTAAAGAACTAATTGAATTTATGTCAATGGAGGGTTTATAATGCAAGAATATATAAAGAAGTTCTCTGTTGACGATGTTCAAATGTATAGAGAACAAAATGAAGACCCCGATTTTGCTGTTGTAGAAATTTACGCTTTGGCAGAGGGCAACAATACTCACAAGAATCCTTTTTCAAGAGAAGTTCTTGAACGTGATGCCGACACTTTTAAAGGGAAATTTATTATAGGCAAATATGATAAGTTTACTAAAGACACAGAATCGCATGAGATAGAGCAATCGGTGCTTGGCTATGTTCCACCTAACGAAGAAGTGGAATTTAGAATGAAAGAAGTAGATGGTGTTGAAAAAGAATTTGTTGTTGTAAAAGGTTTACTAAGCAAAATCTATGCAAAAGATGTTGTAGATATGTTCCGTAGTAAAAATGAAAGAACAGTAAGTTGTGAATTTTCTTGTAGTACAGAGTATGATGAGAATGAATATGGAAAAGCTGTAGATGAATTTGGTGTTGAACTAAATATTGATAATCCAGTATTGAGTTATCATATTCATGGAATTACCGTGTTAGGACTTCGTTATAATCCGTCTGTAGCTGGGACAGAAATTAAAGTTAAGCAATTTGCAGAAGAATCATTACAATCTCACCCAGTAGACAAGTCTAAAGAAGCTGTTGATATGGGAGATTGGAACGGAAATAAAGCAAAAGATGATTTGTTAAAAGAAAAGAACTTCAAGACTGTCGCTAAAAGTGTATGCTTACTTTTAGAGGATGGTTGGGAAGAAAAAAGAAAAGGTTCTTTAAAATATCCAGTTATGAACTTAAAAGATGGTAAATGGGTATATAATGCAGAGGGTCTTTCAAGTGCTAGAGCTTATGGAGAACAACACGACTCTAGTGTAGCTGAAAAAGCAATTTCCATTCAAAAACGATTGGGGTTATATAAAGATGACAAGGAGGACACTATGTCAAGCGAAAAGAAGTTTGCTATAGATATTGGAAATCTTTGGAGTACCATTTATGATATTTTGGTAACAAAATACCCAGACGATGACTACGGTTCTATTTATAGAATTGAAGGAATTTATGAAGAAGGTACACAAAAATTTGCTGTAATCTATAGAAAAGATGAAACTACAATGTATAAACTTAATATTACTATTGAGAATGATAATATTGTATTGGGCGAAGATATTGTAGAAGTAGAAAAAACTTATGTTGAGCAAGGCAATGTTAAAAAGTTCTCTGATGAAAACATTGATAATAAGTATAAATTATTTACTGATACTGAAAAGGATGTTGTTATGGAAGAGAAAGAAAAAAATAAAGAAATGGCTCAAGATAATAAGGAAGAACAACCTAAAGAAGAGGAAACTAAAGAAATGGGTTGTGACGAAACAAAAGCAATGGCTGATGAAGAATCTAAGGAAGAAGTGAAAGAAGAAAAGCCTCAAGAGGAAGAAAAGAAATTTTCCTTAGATGCTTATGTTGACCAAGTTGCTATGTTAGCAATGCTTGAAAAAGAAACAGAACAAAATAAGGAGTTAGCAGAAAAGGTTATGAAACAAATGTCTGCTAATGAGATTGTTGAGAAGTTTATTCAAATGTCTAAAGAAAATGCTGAATTAAAGGTTGAAAAGGAAGCTAACGATACTGAAAAGAGAGATAAGAAGTTTTCTGCGATTATGGCTTCTGTTAAGGAAGACCTTGATGAGAAGAAATTTTCTGAACTTTCCGAAGAAGGTAAAAATCTTTCTTTAGGTGAACTTGGCGCTTTTGAAAATAAGGTAAAGGCATTTGCTTATGAAGCAACTAAGAACAAACCAAAACAAGATGATGACGGTATTATGAGATTTGCTGGTGTTAGTGAATCTTTAAACAATCAAGTCACAGAAGATGTGTTTGATAGAATTTCTAAAATGTAAACAAGGAGATTAAAAAATTATGGCTAAAAATGGCGTTTTAATTGAATCTATGATTCAAGCAAAGAATATTGACGCTCTTAATAGAAGCGTTATTTGTGCTGGTGCTGATGTAGCTGGTGGTGGTCTTATTAAACTAACTGCTCCTACAGTTCAAGGAGAAGATAGATGGACAGCGGCAGTTCCTAGTGCTGGTAATTTGGGTGGACTATGGGTTGCTTATAATCCTTCTGTAAAGTATACCGAAGTAAATGGGAAATTATATGCTGGTCTTTCTGCTGATGACAGAGATTATACCAATATTAAGGGGCATACATTTGATGCGTTTAAACCTGTTGCAAATGTAGATGAAATTGTAGTTACAGCAGAATGTATTGATGATGCAAGCAATGTAGTTGTTGGTGACATTCTTGAAGCAAAAGCAAACCAAACAACTTATACAAGAGTTGCCGCTGAAACTGGTGCAACCGCTGGTTCTACTGCGTTTAAAGTAGAATGGATTGGTTATGTAAACTTCCCTCAAGCTGGTATCGGTGATGAGAAAGTTAAAGTATATAAGGCAATTTGTGTACAAGAATAATAGACGAAAGGAAAATATTGAATTATGGAATTTATGAATGTAAAGGCATTTTCCGCAATGTCTAAAGATTTATATGATGCAATGAAAGAGTATTCTCGTAATTTCAATAATGAGAGAAAGGGTGTAAAGGCTTTTGCTGAACACTCTAAGGATGAAATGGGAACTCTAATCAATAAAGCTTTTGCTATGGAAGTAGCGAAGCAAAGCGGAATGGCACTTCCTTCTGATATGGGGAATAAGACAGAAGTAAAGCGTTATGCTGAAAACCCTATGGTTAAGTATTTTGCTAATCAAATCCGTGACGTGATGATTGATATGATTCTACCCGATGTGCTTATGACTGGCTCTGTAAGATACTTTGCTGATTTTAAGTATGCTGATCTTGGGGACACTATTAAGTTTGATATTAAGTCCAATTCTCTATTTACAGTATCTAAGGCTGGATGGAGACAACGTACTACTAATCAACAAAAGACCTTTAGAACTACTGTAACTATGGAAGGTGAGAACCATGAAGTTACCATTGGGGCAACTTTGTTTGAAATTCTTACTGGTCAAGCATTTGTAGCAGAAGAGGTTATGAAAGTTGGTCTTTCTATTGAAAGAAGTATGCTGTTTGATGCTTATGACGCATTTACTACTTCTGCAAATGCACTAACTGGCAATCTTCAAGTGACTAACTATTCTGAAAAGTCTCTTATTAAGTTATGTCAAACTATTACTGCTTACAACCAAGGTAGAAAGGCTGTAATTCTTGGAACACCAGTTGCACTTAAAAGTGTCCTTCCTAGCAACAATAATTACAGATATTTGCTTGATGATGAATATGTTCGTCTTGGACATCTTCAAACATTTAATGGATTTGATGTAATTCCTATGGAACAAGTAGCAGATGATACTAAGGGGGATTATTCTCTTAAGTTAGCAGATGATAAGATTTACGTTGTATCTCCTGCGTCTGATAAGATTGTTAAGATTGGTGTATTTGGTGGAACAGTATCTCATACTGATGGAAACTATGACAATGCCAATAAGATGATTGAAACTACTGTAGAAAAAGCATGGAACGTGGCTACCGTGACAAATTCCGTTGCTGGTGTAGTATCTGCTCTTAACTAATTTTTAGTTAAAATAAATTGAGGGAGTTTTATTGCTCCCTTGTACATATTAAATGATAATTAAGGAGATTTTTATATAAATGGCAGAAGAAACTAAAACAACTTCAACTAGAGGAAGAAAACCAAAAGCCAAAGTTGAAGAAGTTAAAATTGAAAAAGATGCTATTGATTTAGAATTGGAACAAAAAGATGACCAATCTGAGTTGATTAAGCAACTTATGGCTCAAATTGAAGCTCAAAACAAAGCAATGGCTGAATTGCAATCTAAAGTCAACACTCAACCTACAATTATGGTTCAAAAAGAAAGTAATTTAGGTGGAAAAAAGATTAAGTGCATCAATTTAATGCACAGTGTTGTAAATATATCAACTGAACCAGACGGATTAGGAAGAGTTTATACTTTTGAAAAGTATGGTGATTACAAAATGATTAAATTTGATGATTTATCAGATATTGTATCATCTTATCCTTATACAATGGAAAATGGTTTGATTTATATTAGTGATAGAGAAGCAGTTGAAGAACTTGGTCTATCGGAAGAATATGACAAACTGTATACAAAAGAAAGAATGGATAGGGTTGTTTATCTTAGAGAGCAATCTGACGTTGATATTTTTCTTGGCATGGAAAAGAATATGCAAGAATCGACAGCTATGGAAATTGCCAAACTAATGAACCTTAATGAAAGAATGGATTACAATTATCTTAGAGAAATTAAGGAAAGAACTGGAATTGATATTGAGCAGGTTGCTAAAGATTTAAAAGAAAACGAAAGAAAACCTGAATAAATAGTAATGGGAGTTTACTAACTCCCATGAGTACATAAAGGAGGTGGCAAGATGCGTGTGACATTTAAGGATGTGTTAAATAGGGCATATACCACATTATTCACTGATTATAAATTAGACAACCTAATTAAGATGGATGAGCAAGCATTTTACACTTTCTTAGGCGGTTTTTTATGCAATAGTATCGACATTTTTGACGGAGCGTTGACCGACTTATCATATCATTCAGAAGTCATAAAAGATGAAAACGGCAATGATAGTATTGAATATGTGTTTGATTCTGATTTGTCAAGTAAAGAAGTGTATATTCTTTGTCTTGGTGTAGCATTAGGTTGGTATAAGAAAGCATTAGATGATGTGACTCAATTTAAGTTGCATTTGTCAAGTAAAAATTTCCGTAACTTCTCCGAACAAGCCAACATTTCCAAACGATTAGAAAGACTTGGGGCAATGGAAGAAGAACTTTCAGAAGCTATTACTGCATATCAACTTAACAATTTTGATAAATTACCCTTTTTTGGAGGTGCTTAATGTTTAATTTTAATGTAAAAAATTATTTAGACAAAATAGTACAGACTCCAAAAGAATATTATCAAGGTCTTGTTCAAGCTACAATAAATGACCAATGGATAAACACAACACAATTATTTACAATTAAAGAACAATCGGCTTTACCATTTGTAGATAAGTATACAGAATATGAAGCATGGGTTGATGTTATTTCAGATAACTTAATCAACACTTCAAAAGTATATTCAGACTTTGTTAGAGTTCTATTTCAAGATATTGACCATAAACAGAATTATAAAGGTCAGTATTATAAAATGGCTTTAGATGCTGAGCATGAAGAATATTATATATGCTATGACCGTATGGGGACACTTGACCAAGTAGCTGATTTTAGTTGCGTTCGGTGCAATAATGTATTGACTTGGATTGATGAATATGGTAAAATAGTTGAGATGCCTTGTTATTTGGGAACAGATATTAGTTCTACAAACAATTTAATTAACAAAGATGGTACTGTACCCAACACAAGATTGATTATTCTTGTGCAAGCTAATGATTATACTATGTCCATTGTTAAGAATCAAAGATTTATGTTCCAACATTCGACCGCATTTAAGGTGGAAGAAGTAAACAATTATATGCGTGAAGAAGGTACAGATGGTCAAGTTACTTGTGTTAAAATTTATGTAGATTATAGTGCTTTGTTGCCAAGTGATAATAAAGAGTTGAACATATGTGATTATTACAAGGTTGATTACACATTAAAGATTGACCAAGACAATATTGAACAAACGCAAGGATTTAAAGGTAAATTAACAGCAACAGTTAAGAATGGAACTGATGTTATAGATGTACCTTTAAAGTGGTCTACAAGCGATTCTGACGTTGTTGAAATTGATGAGCAAGGAAATTATCAAGTTATAGGAGAAATAGGCTCTATAGGGCAAATAACGTGTTTTATGGCTGATAATGAAAGCATATATGACACGATAACAATTAAAATTGTTGATGACTATTTGCCCGAAAAGAAAATTGTTATCAATCCTAACAATATCACAGAATTGAATCAAGGTCAAGTAATTGATTTTATTTGTGGTGTGTATATTGAAGGAGAGAAACAAAACGAGATTGTAACTTGTATGTCAAGTGGAGCAGATGTATATTCTTATACATTAACAGAAACACTTGATGGATATAAACTTACTGTGAGACAAGAATCTGATAATGATTTGGTTTTAACTTTTAGTGCTGACGGTTGTGATGATGTTGTAATGACAATCGAATTATTAGGATTGTTGTAGGAGGAAAATTATGTTAGCGAATGAAAATAATTATATGGCTTTTAATAATTTTTCAGAGATACCAGACTTCCCCTACAAAATTATTGAAGTGTTATTAACAGACACAAGTCAAGATGCGGAAGATTTTTGGAAATTGCTTAAATATACAGAAGTTAATGCACTAAAACAGAAAAATCTTACATTAAAAGAGAAAAAGGCAATGATATGGCAAGGAGAAAGCATTGAACAAAATTTTAATGTGTTCTTAAAACCTTTGATTGGTTCTGCTATGGATAGTGCCGAAGCCCAAACACAGTTAAGATTATATAGATATAATACAATTCCTACAACACAGTTTGAAGCGATAGTATGTTTTGAGGCAGACTTTGTTACAAATGAAAAGACTTCGTTAGTAAGAAGAAATAAAATCTTGTGTGAAAGAACAGATGTTATGGAAGCATTATTCTTATCTGTTATGAATGGAAGAGATATTGAAATTGGTAGTGGAGTATTTCAATTCAATAGAGAATTAAGTAGGTCTTGTAATAGTCAATTAAATATTGGCAACTCTAAATCGTTCTACGGTCGTAGTTTGATATTAGCATTACAATTTGTTGGTGCTGATAGTGGAGGTAGCTGTGGTTGATTTAGAAACATTAGAATTGAATTATTTTGTAAATATGGATAATGTACCATATGAATTAAAAGATGGTGGTTTGATTTATATTAAACCTATTTTAGTGAAAGATTATTTACGATATTCATGGGCGAAAGAAATTTTGAGTATAGAGAAGAATGAAATAAATGACATTGAAATTATTCAAATGTCTTATCTTGAATTTCTTATCAAAAAAGTATTCACAATGAATAAAGAATCAGAAGATAAACTAAGATGGCTAATTAAATTGTGTATGGATGAAGATTATGTTGCGTTTGTAGATAACAAAATATATATATGTGAACAAGATACAACAATTAAAGCAATTATCAGACCAAAAGAATTTGATGATATTTCAAAGATAATTCAATCACAAAATGACCCAAATTATGATGACAGATATGTTTCACCCGAAGTTAAAGAGTTGATGCAAGATTATTATAAAACAAAATATAGTAATATCACTTCTCCAACTTTAGAAAAGAAGAAAGCATTTGTATCAAGTAAGACAAGCAAAACATTTAAAGAATTGAATGAATTGCCTTATCGTGAGTTTGAATTGATATATGATGCTTGCAAAGATAGTGAAATATATATAGGGCAGAAAATTATACAAGGGTCTTATAAATATGATGTAAAAGAAGATATTAAGCACCCATTATTTGAACCTAAGAAAGACCCATATGAAGAATTGTTTACAGATACTTCTACATTGGCAAGTAAAGGTATTAGTGGTGCTGAAAATCTAACTGCAATGAACTTACAAGGAGAACAATAATGTATAGAATTATGCTATTAAAAGAAGCAAAAGAGAATTATGGCTCTTTGTATGCTTTCAAAACACAAGTAGTAGATGGCGAAACAAAGCCATTAGAATTTTCAACAGAATTAGAATTAGATAATTATGTTGAAGATTTATTAAATAACAAGGGTTATGCAAAATCTGACTTTATTATTGTAACAGTAAAAGATTATGATATAAGTACAGATATTGCTTGACAGATAGAAATAAAAGTGGTATAATATACTCATAGGGTGACGCATGGTGGGGTATGCTCCCACCACCCTATTTAATTATAGATAGGAGATACTTATGGGTAGAAAGAGAACATATAACCAATTAACCACAGAACAGTTCCAAGAAAAAGTTCACAAATTCTATCCCAACATTGATATAATTAGTGAATATATAAATGCTCATTCACCTGTTACGTATCAATGTAATATCTGTGGAACTATTGGAGTTTGTAAAGACGCTAATAGTATGATGAGAGGACAAAGTGGATGTGGAGTTTGCAATGGAAGAAAATTGGTTAAAGGGAAGAATGACTTTGCTACTAAATATCCGCAATTAGTTAAATATTTTGTCAATAAAGAAGATGCTGAAAATAATACATATGGTAGTGGAAAGAAAGTATTGATGAAATGTCCTATTTGTGGAGAAGAAAAACTATATAGAATTGCAGACCTTTCAAATAAAGGATTTTGTTGCTCTAAATGTAGCGATGGAATTAGTTATCCTAATAAATTTATGTATTGTTTACTAAAACAATTAAATGTAAACTTTGAAAAAGAAGTTGTATTTAATTGGTCGCAAAATAAAAGATATGATTTTGTATTAGGCAATGTAATAATTGAAATGGATGGTAGTTTTCATTTAGGTAGTAAATATAGTTCTTATGAAGAAGTTAAAGAAATAGATGAATTAAAAGACAGATTAGCTTTGGACAATGGATATGAAATGGTAAGAATCCCATGTTACAAAAGTGATTTTATTTATATAAAAGATAATATATTAAAAAGCAAATTAAAAAATATATTAGAATTAGATAAAGTTGATTGGGTTTCTTTAGAAGAAGAAATTACTGATACTAATTTTGTTAAAATTGCTTGTGACTATTTTAATGAGTATAAAGGAAAAATTAGAATGATTGATATTGCAAAAATATCTAATATTCCAATTTCAACACTTTGTACCTTATTAAAAATTGGTGCAAGATTAAATATGACAGATTATGATGAAAATATTAGTTCTATTGGTGGTTATACACCAAGAGAATTTCATAGAGATAACAAACATAAAGTAAAATGTCTTGAAACAAATCAAATATTTCAAAGTGCAAAAGAAGCAGAAGAATATTATCATTTGGATAAAGATGCAATAGCAAGAGTATGTAGAGGTGAAAGATTAACTGTACGTGGACTGCATTTTGATTGGATTGGAACAACTATTGAAATTCAAGAAAAGAAAAACAAAATGCAAGAAAACACAAATAAAAAATCTCATGCTCAAAAGAAAGTTATATGTATTGAAACAAATGAAATATTTGAATCTGCAACGGAAGCAAGCCTCCATTTTGGAAAAGGCAGAGGTTATGTTTCAAATATAATGAGAAAAGATAAACCTAGTAATTTAGGCTATCATTTTAAATATTTAGAAGAATAAAAAAATATAGGAGGATATAATATGTCTCAAAAATTTGTCCTAGCTTCGGTTGGTACTGCTCAATTTTTCGACCAAACAAGCGGTGATTTAATTGTATCAAGTAAGACATTAGTAGATAGTGGTATTAACTTTTCTGTGACGGCAGAAGAGATTCGTGGGGGTAACTGAATATTTCAACCGCCCCCCATATTCAGTAATGAGTATGGAGTGGTGTTATTATTAACATCCAAAATTCCTTTAATGGCTGGAAACTCGTAAAGACACATTAACTACAACGTAGGTATGAAATAGAACCAAGCGTGAATGTGACGAAAGTAGAAAAAATAATGTGTATGACATATGGTTAAATCCTAAGTGTTTATAATCGACAATCAGCCCCTAAGACCCAAATAGGGTAAAGGTCAACGACTAGAATGACGATTCGTACACTCAAATATCGTGAGTGGAAATGGGGAAGTTCCTATTTAATAGGAATGTGATATAGTCTAATCTTTATAGAAATATAGAGCAGTTCATAAGAGAACGGTATAAATTAACGAATTATACGAATAAAAATGTATGGGAAATAGTTTGCTCTCGATGTATCTACATGATTCTGCAATGGCTTTGACTATGACGGATAGTTTATTCAGTTTAACCTATTTGTCGCTACAAACGGGTTCGCTTATCCAAGCAGGAGCAGATGTTCTTACATTAGAGCAAGTTACAACTACTGTAGCAAATAAGATTACAGTAAAAGATACACCTCAAAAATTTGGTCAATTTGGCGTAATAGGATGGTATGCCCTCAGCGGTTCTGATGATTGGACTACAATTAATTTTGACCCAGATACCAAAACTGCAAATGTACCCGATTTACCTCAAGGAACAACTGTTTGTGTAAAGTATACTAAGACAGATGCAAGTGCCGAACAATTCACTGTAAGTTCTGCATTTATTCCTGCTCAAGTATATGCAATAATCACTCTACCTTTATTCAAGAGTGGAACAGACGCAAAGCAATTCTCTAATAGTTCCAAGGTTGGTGAAATTCAAGTAGAAATTCCTAACTTTATGTTTGACGGAGCAGTAGACCTTGCATTAACTTCCAGTGGTGCAACAACTACACCTTTAAGTGGTCATGCTCTTGCAACATTTACAGGTCTTGAAGGTTGTGATTCTAACGATGGCTACTATGCTAAGTTAAAGCAAGTTACTTATAACAAGGATGAATTTGCTGATGTTAAGGCTATTGTTGTAGCCGATGCTAATGTAGAATTGAAGGCTACGGAAACACAAACCTTACAGGTATATGCTATTTATAGTGGAATTAAAGCGCCCAAACTAATTGATAATTCAAAACTAACCTTTACCAGTAACAATGATACATATGCTTCTGTTGATGCAAAAGGTGTAGTTACTGCTAATGCAGAAGGTCATGCGGATATTGAAATTGTGGTAAAAAACAAAAATACATTGATGACTGCCGCAGTTGTAGATGTTCAAGCATAAAAATAACCAAGTTGAAAAGGAGGGTCTTTATGACTCTCCTTAATTAAAAAGGCTTGGTTATAAAGCCAAGTCTTTATTTTATAAAGAAAGGTGGCTTTTAGATGTATAACAATTATATGCCTAATAATTTTGGCATGAATAATAATCCTAATCCTATGAACATGATGAACATGGGGCAATTAAGTACATATCAACAACCTCAACAACCACAAAACCAACAACAACAACAAAATAGTGGTAATCCTTTTATAACTGTTTCTAATATGCAAGAAGCAAAAGAAAAGGTGCTTGCATTTAATAGCTCAATATGGATGCGTGATGCAAGTGAACCTTATATTTATTTTAAAGAAGTTGATTTTGTCGGTACTTCTCATTTCAAAGTGTTAAAGGTTGAAGATGTGACAGACCAAATGTTAAACAATAATGGTCAAACTCAAAACAATAATCAATTTGTTCAAATCCAAGATTTTAACTTATTAAATCAAAAGGTTGAACAGTTGCAGAATAGTGTGAACTATTACAGTGATATTTTAAATAAGGCAATGACTCCGACTCAACAAGTAGTTGAAGAACCTAAAAAGGTCGGTAGACCTCCAAAAGTAGACAAGGAGGTACAACATGAGTAATTTTTGGGAAAATATAGGTGGTGGTGCAAAACCACAATCACAAGGCAATAATTTTAATTTACAAGGGTTTTTGAAATTTGCTCAAGAAATGAAGGGCAAAGACCCTAATGTGGTATTACAACAAATGATACAAAGTGGTCAAATAACACAAGACCAAGTAAATAATGTAAAGCAACAAGCACAAGGAATAGAACAAATGTTGAAAACATTAGGAATTAGATTATAAAATAGAAAGGTGGCAAAGAAACATTAGTTACATTTCCAAGTAACTGATAAAATGAAATGAAAAGATTATATGTAGTTTACAATACTACATTAGGTATGCTTAAAGGAGGTGTATCTAGTGTTAATTTGTAAATATAGATTATATACAATCTCTAGTGCATCTCTTTTAGATATATAATATATCTATATAATGGGTGCGCAACATTATGTATGGTGTATTAACAACTAATAAACTATATTTTATAATGTAAAGGAGATTAAACGTATGGCAATGGATGGAAGCGGCTTATCCGCAAGTGATGTACTCGCACTAACTAAGGATTCTGATGGATTATTTGGTGGTGGCTCTAGTGGTGGTATCTTAGCCCTCATTATCATTTTCGTGCTTTTGTTCGGTACGGGAAGTGGTTTTGGATTCGGTGGTAATGGTGCAGTAGCAACTCAAGCAGATATTCAAAGAGGCTTTGATACACGAACAATCGTTTCTAAACTGGACGGAATTACTAACGGAATTTGTGATGCAAGTTATGCTAATGCCAATCTTATTAACAATGTAAGGTTTGATACTATGCAAGGCTTTAACAGTGTAAATCAAGGTATTGCTAATTTAGGTTATGAACAACAAAATTGTTGCTGTACCACTAACCGCAATATCGACAGCTTAAAGTATGAAAATGCACAAAACACTTGTGCAATCGTAAATGCTATTCATGCTGATGGTGAAGCAACAAGAGCTTTAATGCAAGCTAACACTGTTCAAGAACTTAGAGATAAGCTACAAGAACGTGACAACACAATTTCTAACTTTATGCAAAGTCAAGGGCTTTTAAATGCGCTTGGCAGATACGTAACCAATCCTCCTTGTTATCAAGGTTACAACGGATATGGTTATGGATATGGTTGCGGATGTAACACTGGTGTAACCGTAGCATAATAAACAGACACTCAATAAGGGTGTCTGAAACATGACACCCTTTAAAGAAGGGAGAATATCATGTTAGAAGTTGGAAACACAAGTACAACAGCTTTGACAGCTAACGATAAAATTCCATTTACAACAGTGTTCTTTAACACTAATAATAGGACTTCTTTTGACTCTGCAAACAACGCATTAGTCATTAAAAGGCGTGGAATTTATAAGGTTGGCGGTAGTTTTGTTTTTACAGCTACTGGTGCAGGAAATGTATCAATTTCTATGTATGTAAATGGGGCTTCTGAACCTACTGCTGTATCAACTTTTACTGCTATAGCTGGTAGCACATATACTTTTACCATTCCATCAAAATATATTAAAGCAATCCCATCTGTAAGCGGAAGTACAATTCCTATCACTTTCGTAGTGAGTGCTGATGGTACTTTAAATAGTGCTAATGCTTATGTGTATTACAATGAAACTGTAAATGAGCAATAATAGACAATGGGAAGCTCTTGACACTTTAAGTGTCATTAGCTTCCTTATTGGTTGGTTTAACTTCTTTGAGAATGTTGACCAATCAACTATGCAAGATGCTATACAAGATGCAGTAAGTGATATACATGAGCATTTGGAAGAGCAAGACAAAAAGATGGATGCTATAATAGAAATGTTAGGTGGTGAAAGTCAGTGAAAGATAGAGAAATAATCGAAAAATATATGAAGTCTTTGAAAGAAGAACTTTGTATGTATTCCGAAAATCTGTCTGAAAAGACTCTTCCTTATATTGATACTTTAAAGTGTCGATATAATAAATGGGAAAAGGATTTATGTAAACTTGACGGAACATGGGTCAAGAAAGAAAAACATAAAGATGACAGAGAACGAACAGATATTGAAGAAACAGAAATAGACGAAAAATTGTATGATGCTGTAGATGAATTTGCTGACTATAAGAAGTATAAAGATGAGTACAAGAAGACTGGAAGCAATGACAGTTTAGCTATGTCACATCAAGAACTTGGACACTTCTTAATTAACCTTAAAGATATGTTCAAGGAACTTAATGAGCACAGTAAAGACAATACAGAAGAACGTGCTATGGTTAAAAGCACAATCAAAGAAATATATCAACTTTTTAGTTAGTGAGGTGTAATATGGTAATCATACAAAACATTTCTCACGACATAAAAGAAAAGATACATGACGCTGATAAAGATATTCGTAAGGCTATTGACCTTAAATACGAATATCCAAGTTTAGCAAATGATTATTATGAGTTCTCAGTAGAACGGATGCAAGAAGCTATGGATTTACATTCAGAAGTGGTTAAAATCATTGACGAATATAGAAAAGAAAATGGTGAACCTCCTACTACTATGAACACTCTTTGGGATTTTTCTCATAAAATAATCATGGAAGAAGCAGACGATGTTAAGATATTACAAGAGCATTACAAAAAGCTGTAATGCCAACAAGGGGTAGTTTAGGCTATCCCTTTTACATATATAAGGGGCGAGGTAATACTTGCCCCTACTAAGGAGTGAGAATAAATATGTGCCAACATATGTATTATAAAGATGAAACAGAATATTTTCCAAGACTGTATTGTAACATTGATGATAAGATATGTATATATGCTAAACAATGCTTAAAGGAAAATAAATTCGTACCAAATGGAGATTTATGGAAGGAATGTTACAAGATGATTGAAGATAAAATTAAAGAAATCCCACAAGGTTCTTATTATGTGCAATCATATAGACCGAACAGAAGTGGAAAATTATTCTTATATGTTGTAATCAATGACCATGTTGAAAAGATACCAACAGAATTAACATCTATTGACCAAGATTATGTATATCTTAAAGAAGGACTTGACCGATATGAAGTTTCTCTTACACCTTTTAAGGTAACTAGAAAGAAATAGGATGAAAAGGAAAGCAATAAAACAAGGCGAGGTTTGGATGTGCAATTTGCCTAAAGGCGAAGATTCAGAGCAAATGGGTGTACGACCATGTTTAGTAATGAGCTTGGACATTAGAAATGAAACAAGTTCAAACGTGTTTGTATTTCCTATAACTCATGCTAAGAAGAAAGATCAACCTTGCCATTATATATTATACAAAGAGCATTATCCATTCTTTACATATAAGGAAAATACTGTATTATGTGAAGAGGGTAGAAGTATAAGCAAGAATAGATTAGATAGGTGTATAGGGGTTATCTTTGCAAAGGACTTAATTGAAATATTGAAATGCAAAGAATTTGTATTTGTTGAAAAAAATGATTGACAGCCTTCTTTCTTTGTGGTATAATAAGACCATATTAAAGAAAGGAGGCTGTAGAATGATTAAGAAATTCATTGTGTCTTTATCTTCTATCGTTGGTATATCTTGCATTGTATACTATACAAGTAAATATTATATTGAAAGACAACTATGCTTTACAGATAATATGCTCATTCCTTGGACAATTATATCCTCTTGTATCATCGTTGCCTTAATAGTTGGTTTATTTTCTTTATGGAAAGTAGATAAGATAGAAAGACAGAATAATGAAATGAAATCAATATTGCTAAAGTTGACAGAAGATTCAGAAGAATATTATGATTCATTATGTCACCACTTGCAAAATAGTAGAGAATTAAGTTTAGATATTTTTGACAAAATGCAAGAAAGGAATTAGTGATGAATCAGCAAAAATGGTTTAGCCGTAACAACTTTAGCGACAACTATGATTATACTGAAAAGGTGCTAAAGAGGTTTAATCTTGACAAGTATCATTTTGCCTACGATAGCGGAGAACTGGCTTTATTGATTGAAAGTGGATTAAAGAAATATAAGGTGGTAGCTGATGAAGTGGAATGTTTGATGAAGATTTATAGGTGTGATGTTCATGTAAACTTTGGCAAGCATACCAAAGAAAACTTGGTACTCAAAAAGACGTTTAATGACGATTGTATATGGAATAGTATCAAGTGGATTGCAAAGGATTCAAAATTGTAATCGTACATAGTTTTTCCTCTTGACTTTTCCTCCTTTATATGGTATAATGTATATATCAGATAAAGGAGGATATTTATTATGTTAAGAGAGATTGTAACTGATTTTGTATTGTTTAGTGGTATTGAAGGATTTATATTCTGTTTATTCTTTGAAAAAGTAGGAGAATGTAGAAGATTCAAATGGTATGAGTGGTTGATATTGAGCGTTGGTAATTGTTTGATTAGTCAATTATTACCACCTTTATTATATCAAATAGTTTGTATAATTTGGATGTGTAGCTTTTTACATATTTCAAATAATTTAAGCATATTAAATGGATTAAAATTATCTTTTAAATCTGTTGTATTCTTTTTAATATGTGAAATGGTATTTGCTATGATTTACGAAGTATTGTTTAATATTGATTTTTCTGTTTTAGGCAATATGAAAGCATTTATGTTTATGATACTAATTAGATTGGTAGAAATTTTATTTATAAGGAGATGGAATATTATGAAGATTTGGTTTGGCGGCGTAGTTCGTAAGTAATTACAACTAAAACAAAAGGTCTTGTCGGTTCTTCCTAAGAACCGAAGTACATAGAAAAGGAGTGTTGATATGTTAGACAAACTACAATTATTCTTGAAGTCTAAAATTGGTCAACCTTGGGCTTATTATATAACTTGCATTGTCTATCTTATATTAACATTCGGTGGACTAATAGGCATAGGTTATTTATTTGGTGTTTGGTGGCAAATAGCTTTAATTGGAATACTTATATCAATTTTAAGGTCATACAGCTATGGGTTTCATTGCCATACAAACGGTAAATGTTTTATCATTAGTTCAATAATCGGTATAATGTTCTCTATTATTTCACAGACTATTCCTATATGGGTAGTCTTTTTATTATGCTTATATTCTTGTGTAGATATTTACAAGAAAGCACCGATAGAGTTAAATACAGAACATGAAGGAAAAGATGAGGACTGGCATTTCAAAAGGGTTGTATTGATTATGACTATTTATATGGCTATTTCTCTTATAACATATTATTTTGGATTAGAACAATTATGTAAATGTGTATTATTAAGTCTTGTAATGACAGACTTATTACTATTTAAGAACCATAAAGAATATATATAGAGGGGATAGATATATGGAAGATAATCAAGAATTACACGACCTTAAAGCCAAGGTTAATAAAATAGAATATACAGAAATCAAAGAATTAAAAGATGAAATTCAACAAGTAAAAATTAACCTTAACACAAACAATATTTTAACAAAGCAATGTATTGAAAGCAATGATAAAATGTCAAGTACATTAGATACATTAAAGGACACAATGATTGAAGTGGCTCAAAGTGTCAAGGATAGTAATAGAGTAACATCAGAATTGGCTTCAACAGTAAAAGATTTGAATGATAAAGTAAAGAATGTTGAAAGCACAATGGACAAGAAATTTGATGAAGTAAATGAACGAATGGAAGTTATTGATGATAAAGGTAAATTTGATTGGATATTATTCTTAAAGCATAATGCAGTTAGTATTTTACTTGGAATAGGTGCTTTAATTTATGCTTTATCACAACTTGGAATAAACCTATAATGGAGGTAATACATGGTAACAATAGCAAGAATTGGCGGTCAAGTTGAACAAGCAACCGCAGAATTATATGGTCTATCTACTGATAATAAGCCTATTAGTGATGATATTCCTAATGCTTCTACATTTTATGAGATGGACACAAAGATTGCATTTTTATATGATGCAGAAAATAAACAATGGTTAGAACAATAGGAGGGTAATATGGACATAATTGATATTGTTCTCTCAAAGAAATATACAGATAAATCATTAAAAGGTATTACTGGCGCTTTAGATGGTAAGAATTGTACGATTAAATCAGCCACTAAAACCGATGGTGTCACAACTGTTATATTCGCATGGACAGCAGATGATGGGACAGAAAAGACAACAACCATTCAAGTTAATGATGGAAATAATGATTACGAAGATTTAATTAACAGACCCAAAATTGAAGGTGTTGACTTAATTGGTAATCTTACATTTGAAAATTTAGGCGTTGCAAGTGCTACTGATTTAGCGCAAACAGACGGACATTTACAAGATTTGGCAGACTTAGTAGGTAACAAGGCTAATCTACCTATGCCAAATGAAACAGTAGTTGGTAACATTAAACATGTTGATACAAAGATTGATGGTCTAATTGATGATAATGCAACTGGAATAACTAAAACATTTTCAAGTGATAAGATTGCAAAGACCTTTGCTACACTTGAAGAAGTAAACGAACGTATACCCCAATATGAAATCATGCCTACTGCAACGGAATCTTGTGGTGGTCAAGTGGTTCAATTTATTGGAACAAGTACAAGTGACTATACACATGGATATTTTTATGAATGTGTTCAAAATGATGGAACATATAAATGGACAAACATAAAAATTCAAGAAAACACTATTACACAAGAACAATATCAAAGTATATTAAGTAGATTAGATGCTTTGGAAAATAAACAATAAATAGAAGGGAGGCTCATAGAAGTTGACAACGGATGATTATTTGTCTGAAATTAGCAAGCGGTCTGACAGATTTGGTTCACAATTAAACAAACTTATGGATTTTTGTGGAGTAAATTGTTTAGTAGACGTTAGTTATGATATGGCAAAAATGTTTTACGAAAAAATGGTCAGAGAAAATATAGATGATAGTATTTAATGTTAGCTTCTATGAAGCTGATTATGGAGAGGTGGAGACATCTCTCCATTTTTTAATTTAGGGTGGGTAAGACACCCATCCGTACATAGAAAGGGAAAGAATATTATGAAATTAAATAGGAATTACTTAACAAGCACTGAACTTATGGACATTGTAAAGGAATTAGTTCAACATGATAATGTAGTTGAAAGAGAAATTATCAAGATTGCTATGTTGGTTCAAATATTAACTGATTGTGAGAAAAAGGAAACTGCTAATGACTATTATGATGAATATGTCCAACAAAAAGATATAGACTTTGAAATTGATGTATGTAATGCCTATATGGTTGATAAATTAGTAGATAAGGAATTGTCTGTTGACCATTTATTAAAATCATTTATGGAAAATCTAAGCAAGCAATTAAATGGATTTGATTTGAATGAAAGTATTGACAAACTTAAAGGTGTGATGGGTAATGACAATAAAGAGCTTTGCTGAATTAGAAATAGTCATTGAATCATTATTAGCACAAGCATTAGATTTGACAACGGAAGAATTATTAAACAAACTTGAAAATTTTATTCAACAAGATGTGTATGGTGTTCCTAGTAAATGGGATAGTGTATATGATTTAAGAACAGAAGAATTTAAAAATTCTTGGAATAGAACTAATGCTAAAAAGGTTGCTAAGAATGTTGTAGAGTCTGAAATATTTCAAAACATATCTATTATGAGTATTATTGATATACCGCCTATACATATTGATAGAAACAATTTGGCTGAGATAATTAACAGTGGTACTGGATATAATTTTGGTCAGATGGAAGGAAAGGCAAGACCGTTTTGGAATGATTTTATGCAATGGGTAGACATGAATTTAGACAGTGTGTTCAAAAAGAATTGTATTACTGTTGGGTTGCCTATTAGTAGTATTAGTTATAGTTAAAGGAGAAAAGATATGATAACTTTAGGGTTAGATATGAGTAGTAAGAAAAGTGGTTATAGTCTTTTCAATGATAAAGAATTAAAACTATACGGTCTTTGGGAAATACCCGAAGACATTACTGAATGGCGTGATAGAATTGTGTGGATGGGTAGGCAGTTGGATAGTTTTGTAAAGGAACATAAAGTAGACCAAGTGTTTGTAGAGGATGTTCCTTTATCTATGGCTAATCCACAAACATTGAAAATTCTATCGGCATTACAAGGAATGATTATATCCGTGTGTACTCTTAATAATCTTAAAGTATCATTTATTGGAGTATCACAATGGAGAAGTGCTTTAGGATTATTTACAGGCACAAGAAAAGGAACGACAAGAGAAGAAATGAAGAAATCAAGTGTTGAATATGCTAATAAGACATTTGATTTAGATTTGGTATGGAAGAGTAAATCAAGTAAGAAAAATCAAGATGACTTGAGTGATGCGATAAATGTAGCTTGGTCACAGTTGATTGATAAGAAACAATTTGGTCGGAGGTGATTAGATGGCTTTACAAGATTTTACACTTAATTTAAAAGCCAATGCTGATGCTTTAGACCAATCAATTAAAAAGGTTACGGATAGGACTTATACAGTTAAATTAAAAGCTGATGGTAGTTCTATAAGAACATTAACTCAAGATGTTACAAGTGCTGATGGTAAACTACAAGGTGTAGTTAAGACCATGACTAAATTTGACGCACAAGGAAAAGAATTAAATACAACTATTACTCAAAGTGCAAAATATGTCAAAACATGGGGTCAAGAATTTAGTGATTCGTTTGGTAAGGTCTTGAGATTCGGTACAATTACGGCTATTATTGGAGCTTTTACGAAAGCTATGTATGATGCCGTTGATGTTGTTAAAGAGTTTGACGATACTGTCACTGATTTAAGAAAAGTTTCTGATTTGGAAGGTCAAGCATTAGACAATTATACAAAAAAGCTAGGAGAATTAGGAGAAACCGTTGCGAGAACGAGAGTTGAGATGACTCAAAATGCAACAATCTTCAAACAAGCTGGTTATTCTGATGACGATGCGGCAACATTGGCTAGAGTAGCCGCCCTCTATCAGAACGTAGCGGATTCAGAGGTGTCTGCTCAAGAGGCAGGACAGTTTGTTGTATCACAACTTAAAGCGTATGGATTAGCCGCTTCTGATGCCGCTAGTATTGTTGATAAGTTAAATGCCGTATCTAATAATTATTCCGTTTCTAACAGCGATTTAGCGATTGGTTTAACTAAATCAGCCGCCGCATTGCAGACATTAGGAAATACACAAGATGAAGTCATGGGCTTATTAACGGCTGGCACTGAACAGCTTACAGGTCAAGCATCCAAAGTTGGTAAGGGATTACAAACAATCGGTATCAATATTGCACAAGTAGCAACAGAAGCAGGAGAACTATCATATGAAGTAGGAAATACTACAAAGACAATTTCTTTATTAGATGAAGCCACTGGTGATATGCGCTCCACTTTTGATGTTCTTAGCGATATTGCAAAAGATTGGAACAATATGACCGATGCTCAACAAACTGCTATATCAAACGCTTTGGCTGGCAAGACGAGATTCGATGTATTCGCCGCAGTTATGACCCGTTTTGACGATGCAATATCAGCTACTACAACATCTATGAAGTCATTTGGCAGTGCAGAAGAAGAAAATGCAAAATACATGGAAAGTATGTCTGCTAAAATTGCTTTATTAAAGCAACAATTTCAAGAGCTTGTATTGGGTGATGGCGGTCTTGAAAAAGTAGGCAAGATATTTTTAGACTTAGGCATAAATACATTAAAATTAGTCAATGATTTGGGTGGACTTAAAACTGTATTAGTTGCGTTAGTTGGTGTAATTGCTACAATAAAGGCTGATTCAGTATTAAACGGATTAACAAAAATAACAAATATTATTCCTAATTTAATAGCAAATGTTGGCAAATTGGGAACAGCGTTTAATCTTATTGTATCTTCTCAAATTGATGAGGCATTATCTGGTGGTGCTATTCAAGCAATGTCTTTATCTCAAGCATTACAAGCGGCTGGTGTTTCTGCTAGTGTAGCCCAAGTTGCAATAGGGGGCTTATTTGCGGTATTAACTGCTGGTATTGCTATATATAGTCGTTTAAAACAAGAGCAAGAACAAGCAACACAAAATGCTATTGACAGTGCAAATAGTTTTAAATCATATAGTGATACATTAGGTAATACTTTAAGTAAAATACAAAGTGAATCTACAACAAAATCACAACTTCTTGAAATCAATAAATCATTAAATGATTCTTATGATAACGAATCTGAAAAATTAAAAGATATAAATGATTTAAGGGCTGAGAATGTTGAGCTACTACATCAAGAGGCGGTTGCTAAAGCAGAACAAACTCAACATGAAATTGGAGCAGAAGCAACAAAACAAAGAAGATATTTACAATCTTCTAATATAGGTCAAGAATCTGATTATGAAAGGGCAGAAGGATTAACAGGAACCCCAGAAGAAAGACTTAAAAAGGCAACTGGATCATTAAAAGAATTTGAAGCAAATCAAGAAAATTTAAGTAATGCTGAATTGAGAAGATATTCCGCTTTAAGTTCTTATTATAATAAATTAAGTGCCGATGTTGAAAATGCTAAGAATGTTGTAGAAACTTATGATGAGGCACAAAAAATAGCTAACTCATCAACAGATGAATGGTCTAAAACAGTACAAGAAAATTCAGCAGAATTAGAAAATCAAGGAAGCCAAGTTCAATTCACTGATGAAGAAATACAACAATATGCAGATGATATGGGTATTTCTTTTGAGGAAGCTAAAGATCAATTAAAAAGTTTCAATGGTGGAATTGATGATACCGCTACAGATATTGATAAATTAGCGAAATCAATAGGTGTATCAGTAGACGAACTTCAAAATTTTGCTGATACAATGGGTCTTTCTATTGACAGTGCGGCAGAAATCCTTCCTAGATTCAACGAATGGAATGAAGCTGTTGATGATATTCAATCATCTTATGAAGTTTTAACTCAGGCAGTTGAGGAATATAATGAACAAGGTGGCTATACCACTGATACTCTACAACAACTATTAGCTTTAGACCCAGCTTATCTTGCGGCTTTACAAGAAGAAAATGGTCAATTAACAATCAATACACAAATGTTAATGACTAAAGTACAAGCACAAGCAGAAGAAGCTAAACAAATCATTTATAATACTGCAATAGAAAAATTAAATGCTGTTGCTAGTGGTGAAGCCGGTAATGCTACGGAGACAGCAGGGCAACAACATAATAATGCTGTAGCTGGAATTGATGCTGAAACTGGTTCATTAAATGAAAATACTAAAGCTAAATTAGCTAACGCAGTGGCAGAAGCTAGAGGTCGTGGAGGCGGTGCGGCTGAGGGTGAAATAAACAAAATTTTGTCTGAGATGACCAATCAATTAAAAGCGGTTGACAATTGGGCGAATACTACTGCGAAAAATTTCTCTAAAGGTATGGGAAAAGCCGCAAAAGCTACAAACAAAGCTACCAAAGCCGTTAAAGAACAGAAATCTGCCACAGAGACTTTAAAGGATAAATACAAGACAGTAATCGACTTTATCATAAAACAATATGATAAACAGATTGACAAGATAAAAGAAGCTAAAGATGCCGCAATTAAATCTGTAGAATCTCAAATTAAGGCTCTTGAAAAGGAGAAGGATTCTAAGGTCAAGGCTATTGATGCTGAGATTACTGCTTTGCAACGTGAACGTGATGCAAGAGAAAAGTATTGGCAAGACCAACTTGATAAACTTGAAAAAGAAAATGATGAACGTGAACGGAACATTGCTTTACAAGAGAAACAACAAGCATTAGCGTTAGCCCAACAAACTAATGTCATGGTGCTTAAAGATGGTCAATTTCAATATACACAAGATGAAACTGCTGTTTCTGGCGCTGAACAAGACTTAGCACAACAAGAAGACCAAAATGAATATGAACGTCAAAAAGAACTCATTGAAGAACTTAGAGATACAGAACTTGAATGGTATGATGAGCGTATTCAATCCTTAGAAGATTATAAAGATCAAGTTGAAGAGTATTATGAGAATCAGATTGAACAACTTGAAGAATACAAAGAATATCTTGAAGAATATTATGAAGCTCAGATTGAAGCATTAAAAGCCGAAAAAGATGCTGTCAACGAAACACTTGAAGAAGGTGTGGCTAACCAACAAGAATATTGGGATAAGATGAAGGAGCAGTTACAATCCTTTGTCGAAGAATGGAACGCTTTAGTTGGCGGAATGACATTCCCTAATATAAGTGGAAGTGGTATCAGCTTAAGTGCTGTCGGTGGTAAGATTTCTGCTTCAATGGGCGGTAAATCCACAGGTGATAACAAAGTATCAGCTTATGCAAGTGGTAAAGGTTCAATCGGTGATTCTGAAATTGCTGTTGTAGGAGAAAATCCTAAGTATCGTGAACTTGTAATCGGTTCTAAGCTGAACAATGACCAAGGTGTTGTAATGAATTTGAAACGTAGTAGCGGTGTTGTTAATGCTGGTACAACAAACACACTTGCTAGTATATTCAATTCATTAAACGGTCAAAAGTCAGTTGGTCAACCTGTAAACAATAGTAATCAATCTATGAGTATTCAGATAGGTTCAATTAATTTGCCAGAAGTAAAAGATGGTCAAGGATTTATTGATTATTTGCAGAACTTTAGTGCAGATATTACACAACAATCATTTAGAAGAGCATAGATTTATTTTGAGGGGGTTGAAATATATCCCCTTGTACATATTAAGGAGGACATTTGTATGTCTATGAGAAAAGATAAAATTGCCTATGAGCAATTATTACAAGGTATTCAATCATATGTCAATAAATGCCTTGAAGAAAGTAACCGAGATATTACAACAACAGGAAAGATTGTAGAGGTTGTTGAAGATGGTGGTTGCACAGTTGAAATAAATGGAGTACAGTATTCAGATATTGATACAATAGGTGGGGAATGTGTTTTAAATGAAATGGTCAAAGTAGTTATACCACAAGGTCAATATAATAATATGTTTATATTAAAAGGTGGTAGTAGCGGAAGTGTAACTCCTACTCCTAGTGTAAGTAGAGTATCAAGCGTAAATGGTAAAACGGGCGATGTTACACTTAATTATAATGACGTTGGAGCATTACCAAACAGCTATAAAACTAAACTAGACTTATGGGATTTAATAGTTAATACTGATGGTAGTTTGACTTTACAATATAATGGAGGTTGACAATGGCTCAAATTATTGACTTATTGAAAAATACAAGTTTTGAAGATAAAATGGACTTATTAATTAAAGCTATTTTAAAAGGAGAAAATTGGGATTATACCCAATTATATAATAAACCTAGTATCAATGGTAATACACTTGAAGGAAATAAAACTAATGCGCAATTAGGTATTCCTACTAAAACAAGTGACTTAACTAACGATAGTTGGTTTGTATCAGATAAAAATTATGTTCATACAGATAATAATTATACAGATTTAGACAAAATAAGTGTTTCATTGGTTAAAGATAAAGTTGACAAAATAGATGGTAAAGGTCTGTCTACAAATGACCTTACAGATGAGTTAAAAGCTGATTATGATGATGCCGTATTACAAGCTCACACACATAGCAATAAAACTATTTTAGATAATACTACTGCTAGTTATATAACAGAAGAAAAAACAAAGTTAAGTGGTATTGAGAACAATGCACAAAAGAACACTGTAATAGGTGTTAAAGGTGAAGTTGAAACCGATTATAGAGTTGGCAATGTAAATATCACAAAGAAAAACATAGGTCTTGGAAATGTTGCCAATGAACGTCAATGGTCTGCAACTAATCACCCTACTACAATGAGCGGTTATGGTATCACTGATGGAGCAAGTATCACAGATTATAATACATTAAAAGGTCGTGTAGGTACTAATGAAGATAACATTGCTATGTTAGATAGTGATGTCGAAGGTCTAACTACAGATGTAGACACGTTGAAAACTGATATGACTACTGTTAAAGGTGCTGTAACTACAATTCAAGGTAATTATGTACCTAAGACAAGAAAGGTTAATGGGAAGGCTTTAAGTGCTGATATTACATTAGTGGCAAGTGATGTTAAAGCAATTCCAACAAGTCAAAAAGGTACGTCTAATGGTGTTGCTGAATTAGATGCAAATGGACTTGTGCCTAGTTCTCAACTTCCAAGCTATGTCGATGACGTACTTGAATATGATACAAAGACAGACTTTCCTACAAATGGCGAAAGCGGAAAGATTTATATAGCAACTGACACAAATTTACAATATAGATGGACTGGAACACAATATGCTGAAATTAGTTCTAGCCTTGCTTTAGGTGAAACAAGTTCAACGGCTTATCGTGGTGATAGGGGTAAAATAGCTTATGACCATAGCCAAAAAACAAGTGGTAATCCTCATAAGGTTACAAAGAATGATGTAGGATTAAGTAACGTTCCTAACGTTGCTACAAATGACCAAACTCCGACTTTCACAGAATCGACAACTCTAACCAAACTTGTAAGTGGCGAAAAATTGTCTGTAGCTTTTGGTAAAATTTCTAAAGCCATTACAGATTTAATTAACCATATTGAGAATAAAAATAATCCACATAAAGTAACTAAAACACAAGTAGGATTAGGTAATGTAGGTAACTTTAAAGCGGTATCTACAGTTGCTTCACAAGGATTAACCGATACAGAGAAATCTAATGCAAGAACTAATATAGGAGCTGGAACAAGTAATTTTAGTGGTTCTTATGATGATCTTACAAATAAGCCAACCACATTTCCACCTTCCGCACATAATCATGACGATAGATATTATACTGAAACTGAAATAGATAAAAAATTAAATGGCAAAGTTGATTTATCTGCGAATGGCGTTAGCAAAGCTATTAACAAATTACTCACAGCACAGGCTGTCCCTACTGATGGGGATTATTATGTAGTTCAGTATGCTAATGGTGGAGAAACACATACTGAATATTATCGTAAACCAGTGAGTACCTTATGGTCTTATATAAAATCTAAACTTGCTAGTGTTGCTACTAGCGGATCTTATAATGATCTATCTGACAAACCAACTTTCTTAGCTGGTGGTTCACAAACAACAACATCAACCGCTGACAGTGGAAGTAATGTATTTACTTTTACAAAATCAGATGGAACAAATGCAACTTTTACAGTTAAGAACGGTAGCAAAGGTTCAACTGGCGCAAATGGTACTTCTGCTGGTTTTGGAACTCCTACCGCTAGTATAGATGACAATATAGGCACTCCAAGTGTAACAGTAACCGCAAGTGGTTCTAATACTGCTAAAGTATTTAACTTTGCTTTCAAGAATCTTAAAGGAAACACAGGTGCAACGGGTACTAGAGGTTCAGTAATTAATTATGGAACGGCTATTACGGGAACTTCAACAACTGCTACTGTATTTTCGGGTTCTGGGTTGTCATCTTCTTTAGTTAATGATATGTATATTAATACTTCTACATTTTATTTATATAGATGTACTGTTGCTGGAAATGCGGCTAATGCTAAATGGGTGTATGTAGGAAGTATTAAAGGTGCAAAAGGTGACAATGCAACTACTACTGCAACTGGTACTGCGACTACTGCTGGTTTGACAAAACTTTATACTGATACTGGTACTGCAATTGATGGTACTATGACACAATCAGCAATAAGCAATAAATTAAATAATAAAGCGCAAAGTGTTGTATTGGCACCAGACTCTAATCTAAATAGTATTACAACACCCGGATTTTATAGTTGTGGTGGTGGAAATTCAATATCTAATAAACCATCTGGCGTAGATGCTATAGGGCTTATTGTTGTTCATAACGCAAGTGGGTCATATTATACACAGATTTTAACAAATTCGACTAACTCAAACACTTATAGACGAACGTGCCATAATGGCACTTGGAGCAATTGGACACAGGACATATATACCGATACAAACACTTGGAAAGCTAATAGTTCATCATCTGAGGGATATGTTGCTAAAGGATCTGGTCAAGCAAATAAAGTTTGGAAAACTGATGCTAATGGCAACCCTGCGTGGAGAAATGATGATAATACAACTTATAAAGATGCTACAACTTCTGCTCATGGCTTGATGACTGCTACTATGGTGACGAAGCTTAATGGCATCGCCGAAGGGGCTAATAAGACTACTGTAGATTCTACATTAGATAGTACATCTACAAATCCAGTTCAAAACAAAGTTATCCATCATGCTTTAAATAATAAACTTTCAACAGATGGAACAGCGGTTAAAGCAACAGCAGATGCAAATGGTAATACTATAACAACTTCTTATGCAAGCACCATAGAAATTAATGGTAGTAAATTAATATTAAAATCAAAGAGTGGAGCAACATTAAAGACTATAACATTACCAAGCTCACAACCTACATGGAGTTAATAAAGGAGGAAAATTAAATGGCATTAGTTAAACCTATTGCACAAAGCATATCAGCATTTGACGCAACACAAGATAAGACATTTAGTTTTACCTCTAGTGGCGGTAGCCAAGTTGTTGCCAATAGGATTACAATTAGACTACAATCCGATAATAGTGTGGTCTATCAAAATAAAGTAACATCTTATCGGTTTGAACAAACTGTGCCTAGTGGTACTTTAAAGAACGATAATTATTATAACTTCTATTTCAATACATTCGATGCAGATGATAATATGAGTGATGACAGTAATGTGATTCAGTTCTATTGTTACAGTGAACCTACGTTCGGTTTCACAAATTTGCCATTGAACAATTTAGTTGAAAATAGTAGTTATACATTTAATGTAGCTTACAATCAAACAGAGGGTGAACTACTTAATTACGTCAAGTTTTATCTATATGATAGTTTAGGGCAAACCGTTGATGAAAGTGATTTTTATTATGGTCGTGTTCAAATACCTATTTACTTTTCACATACATTTGGCGGATTCGACAATACCGCAAATTATGAAGTAGAAGCTATTGCTACAACAGTAAATGGTATGACTGTTTCTACGGGTAAATATGCGTTTAATGTAAGATACTATCACCCTCAATTATTTAATCTATTAGACCTAGAGAATAATTGTGAAAAAGGATATGTAAATATCAAAAGTAATATAAATGTTGCTGATGGTGAAGTTCCACCAGAATTTGATCCACCTACATATTTTGATTCATTAGCGGCTTCAAATCCACAAGATTATGTGCATTGGGATATACCATTCACTTATGGAGAAGGTCAAGAAATAAGTCTATGGGTTACACCTAGTGCTTTAGACGTTCATCAATATGGTAATTGGGTAAAGTGGTCTAAAGGATTTCGTATTAAGCAAAATTTCACATTTACTGCATTTATGAAAGCTGGTCGGCTTGGTGAGTTTGCTTTAATTGGAACTAGGCAAAATGGGTTTATACTTAGCCTAGTTAGAGAAATTCCTTACACTGAAACAGAAGTAAAGGACAAGATTGTAGTTGATGGATATGTCAATGGTGTAAGAAAAGTTCATCAAGAATCCAATGCTGTTGATATGTTAAATCAAAAGTCAAAGTATATGGTATGGTTTAGAAAGAACGGAGATTATTATGATGTAAGGCTTGAAGTATTAAGTCGTGGCACTGATACTTTGGCTTGGGATGTAAAGGATATTGAGTTTGAACGTCTTACCGATAAATGGTATGTTGATGAAGATTATGCAATGGGCGAAGAATTTGTTGCAAAAGCTGATGATATGTCTAGTATATTCCCATTGTTTGACTTGATGTTATGGAATGGCATATATGACTTTATGGATATTACTGGAAATGTATCAAGGAATTTCAACACAAATCAAAACCCTTATGATTATGATACGTTTATACAATGTGATTTTGATGGTAATATAAGTGGTAGTAATGCGAATGTATTGTTGTCCCAATTAAGATATGTCCGTATCAAGCGTAGAAAGAAAGGAACGTTTAAGTGGGTAACATTAAAGCAGTATGAAATTACTTCTGCCGAGGACTTAGAATCTATCTTAATGCAAGATTATTTTGTGCCTACAGATTATGATGCTGAATATGCTATTGTCCCTGTATTAGATGGTGACGTTGAAGGTGACTATGCTATCAATGGTATTAAGACAAAGTTTACTAATGTAACCATAGCAGACGCAAATACAGCATTTAGTTTTAGAGGTAACATAATATACAATGGTGATACTAAGAACGCTCCTATGGCTACATACACGCCTTTAAAGGGCAAGTATGCTATCATAGAGAAGAATAGTGAACTTGATTATTGGAGTGGTTCAATTACATTAACAGTATTAGGATATAATTTTGACAAAACAAAGAGAATAGATAGAGCAGATGTTGTAAGAGAAACAAATGATTTATGCGAGTTCTTGAATAATACAACTGCTAAGATTATAAAGGATTGGAATGGAAATATTCGTCTAGTGCGATTCACAGGTAGTCCACAAGTGGCATACGCTAATCTATATGGCAATGGTATTGCTTATGTAACTGCTACTTGGGTTGAGCAAGGTGAATATGACAATCAATACGATTTATACGCAAATGGTCTAGTAGACTTAGAACAATAGAAAGGAGAAAATATGCCTACACAAGCAGAATATAATTTGGCTAAACAAAGGCTACGGGTTAAATATTTTAAGATAAATTTGCTTAATTATCAATTTCAAAATGTTGGTGAATTAACAGGTGATACGATTGAAACACCAAGTTTTACTATTGATGCAAATTCAGATATTCGTAGAACTTGTAGTATAGTATTTACTCCTAGAGATAGTTCTTTCGACATTAGGCAAGGAAACAAAATTTGGCTTGATAAATATGTTCAAGTATTTGTCGGTCAAAAAGATATGAGAACAAATAAGATAGAATATACTAATATGGGGATTTATTTAATAAATAATCCCCAACGTGTATATTCTGCAACAGATAACACTTTAACAATTCAAGGTGTTGACTTAATGGCTAGAATGACAGGTTTAAGAAATGGCAACTTGCAAGGAATACCATACTTAGTACCTCAAGGTTCAAATGTTCGTGTTGCAATTATAGCTTGTCTTGAAATAGCTGGGTTTACAAAATATGTCGTTGACGAATGTGAAATTGATACGCCTAATGATATTAAAATTGATGTAGGTGGAACAATTTATCAGATATTGACAAAATTAAGGGATATACTACCGAATTATCAGATGTATTTTGATGTAGACGGAGTATTCCATTACAATAAAATTCCTAGTGGCAAGAATGAACAAGTAATGGTCGATGATGATATATGGAATGTGAATGTGGTCAACTATCAAAAAGCAACCAGCTTTGAAACGTTAAAGAACTCCATTGAGGTGTTTGGCAAGACACATGACATTAAGAATTATGGTGGTCAAGCAACTATTGATGGGGATACATATAAAATCTCTATAGCTGGGGTTAAGAAGTTAAGGAAGAATACAAAGATAGGGTTTAATACAAATGTTGACTTAGGACAGACCAAGAAATTATCAGTGACAACAACTAAGACTAAGGTAAATAGTTCTACAGGCGAGGTTACAACAGAAACAACAACTGAAACTTATCCTATTAGAACTGAAAAGGGTATTGTACCGACATTTAAAGACAAAGATACTTACTATGTGGTAAAGTTTGTGTTCGGTACTGACCATTGGGAATTTACAAATGTTCAACAGGTAGAGAATCCTGTTGTTGCCGTTATCAGTGATGATGTTTATATTATCAATGATACAAGTATATCGCAATTAACAGATGGTATGACATATACATTTAGGACTCCAAAGACAGGGTGTGAGAATGTATACTTACCTTATTTCAGAATTAACAATTTAAAGAAGTTAGAGATTAAAAACACTGTCAAGTTAAGGAATGATACAACTTATACATTGAAATATTTTGAAGCAAGTGAATATGACCAAGAGAAATATTTTCAATTTATGGGTGAGGTAACTCCATACGCTCAAATTAAAGAAGAAAATCCTGATAGTCCATATTATGTTGGTGGGTCTGTTGGGGAGATTCGGCAAGTGTTACAAGGTGGAGATTATGATAATATCTACACAAGTGACTTGGCTATGGAAAGAGCGAAATGGGAATTATATAGGCTTTGCCGCTTACAAGACAGCGTAACATTAAATTGTGTACCTATTTATTGGCTTGATGTAAATTGGTTAGTTGAAATTACATTGCCTAATAAATATGGTATTGAAGAAAAAGAATTATATATGATTAAATCAATAAATATAGGAAGTGGATTAGGGAGTACACAATCAATTACAATGGCTCGTTATTATCCATACTATGATGAAGAATAAAGGAGATTTTAATTATGGCAAATGAATCAGTATTGTTTAAACGTGGTGATAGTGCTACAATTACTAGCACACCAGTAACAGACGGACAAATACTTTTTGATACAAGTGGTAATGGGAAAATGTATTTAGACAATGGTACAGATAGACTAGAGATGGGTGGAGCAGTTACAGTTGACGCTTCTCTTTCTAAGACTTCTACTAATGCCGTTCAGAATAAAGCAGTAACAGGTAATATCTTAAATAGTTTAGCAGAAGTTGATGCGGCTACACAACAAAATACGATTGCTGGTGCTTTGGCATTAAAAGAGGCAAACAGTAATTTTGGTGGTTGCTCATTTGAGCAGGAAGGAAATGATTTCTATATCACAGGTGCTGATTCAGTGCGAAAAAAATTGGGTAATCCAGATTTTGAAGCATTAGACTGTGGTTTAGTTTCGTGGAAAGAGGGCGAATTTGGGCAATGGCATCACGGGTATCACTTCACAAAAGTATCTGAAATTCCTGATTTCGGGGCTATGGTACACGGAAAAGACTTTTTTATTGAAGTGTACAATGGAGGAACCGAGCAAGTACACGCTGGTATTGGAATTAGCTATGTGCGCCATAACAATTCCGAGCTTGTTATGTCTTCCGTAAATGGGCTAAACTCTTTGGCGGTAAAGGTCTACTATGCAGTAAAATAGGAACATTTTAATAACACAGATGAGTCTTTGCAATGAATCTTCTTAATAAAACTTGCAAAATTTTTATACTATTCTTCTTTGGTGGAATAATGTAAAGTACACATGGAGAAAGTTGAAACAGCCGAACTATATTATCTTACTATTTGTGAAGAAGACGTTCGGCGCATATATAAATTGTTATGTTAAAAGAAAGGAGTTTTATATGTCATATATAAAATTTTTGAATAGTGATGAACACTTAGATGGTGTTGTTAGAGTTATTGATGAACACACCATTGAGGTTACTGGTTGCAATCAAAATCTAAGTGGTTTACAATGGTTTACAGATAGTGATATTATGTTTGGTGATTATAGAAAATTCAAATATGATTATGGTGAGCCAAATTTAGGAGATAAAGTATATAAATATACGAATGATAACCATAAGTGGAAAAAGCCTATTTACACTACAACATTTAATGTTAATGGTGGTGGAACTGCTGAAGGGGCTTTAACACAAAAGGTTGCAAAATATGAGGATTTAGTTATCCCTACAATTACAACAGAAGAGAATTATTTGTTTGATGGTTGGAATCCTGCAATCCCTGCAAGTGGAGATATTACAGAAAACCGAACATTTACAGCAGAATTTACTTATGTTGAACCATTAGAATCTGTAAAGGCTCGTAAAGTTGATGAAATGAATCAAATTCAACAACAGACTATTGAGAATGGATTTAATGCAACTTTAACAGATGGAACAGTTGAACATTTCACTCTTACAGGGCATGACCAAACATCATTACTTGGTTTAGCTGGTCAAGTTCAAGCCGGAATTGAGCAAATACCTTGGCACACAAGTGACCATGACGAACATTGCAAGTATTATTCTAATGCTGATATGAAAATTATTACAGATACAGCTACTTTTTTTGTGACTCTACAAGTAACATGGTTTAGAGATTTAAGAATTTATATTAATAGTTTGCAAACTAAAGAAGAAGTAGAAGCTATTGAGTATAATATCATCATTCCAGAAGAGTATCAAAGTGAAGTATTAAAAGATTTGTTAAAGTCTATGGAGAAATAATATGAGTTATGGTAAGGACATTAGCGGAAGACGGTATGGGAAACTTGTTGCCATTAAGCCGACTGGTGAAACAAAAAATGGTAGAAAAATTTGGTTGTGCCAATGTGATTGTGGAAATACAAAAACTACAACTGTGACAATGCTAAATAGTGGAAAAACTTCTTCTTGCGGTTGTTATAAAATTGAAAAAGCAAGAGCTGATTCAACAACTCATAATAAGAGAAATACTAGACTTTATACAATATGGAGTCATATGAAAGATAGGTGTTATAATCCTAACAGTAAGATTTATAGATTTTATGGAGAAAGAAATATAATTATATGTGATGAATGGAAAAATGATTTTGAAGCGTTTTATAATTGGGCTATAAATAATGGCTATGACGATTCGTTAACGATCGACAGAATAAATTCTTTTGGGAATTATGAACCAAGTAATTGTAGATGGATTACCATACAAGACCAACAAAGAAATAGAACAAATAATAGATTTATCACATATAATAGTGAAACGAAAACTCTTTCCCAATGGGCTACAGAGTATGGGTTCACGTGGGAACAATTAAGAGATAGAATTGATAAATTAGGCTGGGATTTTGAAAAAGCAATTTTGACACCAATACACAAACATAAAATAGGAAAATGATATGAAGTATATATTAGGTAAATTAGGCTTATTCATATCTGTAGGCTTTACTTATTATATGCTAGAATGTTTCTTCCGAGGATATAGTCATTGGTCTATGTTCTTACTTGCTGGATTTTTAGGTATATTAGTAATAGATGGTGTGAACGATATACTGTCATTTGAATGTGACTATCTTATACAAGTGCTAATTGTAACAACCCTTTGCACAATAGCGGAGGGTTGTTGTGGTTTAATTGTAAATGTATGGCTAGGATTAAATGTATGGGATTATTCTAATATGCCTTGGGGAACATTTTTCTTTGGACAATGTAATATTATATTCTGTCTTGTGTGGATGGCTTTAGTCGGCTTATTTGGAATATTTTATTGTGATGGATATGATTATTATATAATGAAGATTGACCCTTGTCCTTATTATAAGATATTCGGAAAGGTCTTTTTACGTTTCAAAGAAAGGAAGGACATATGATAGAAGATTTAAGAAAGATTATTACAGATATGAGAGCAAATGGTTTGTCTTTAAATACATTGATACGAATAGTAAAAGAAATGTATCGTGTAAAGTAGAAAGGAGTACATATTATGCAAGAAGCAATTCAATTATTAGGATTATTAGGATTGGCTGTTATTAGTAACACCTTAGGTGGAATGTATGTTAATGTAAATATTAAGGATTTTAAGTTCGATTGGAAAAAATTAGTTAATGGTATTGCAAAGGCTTTAATGATTGCCTTTATGTTCTTATCATTAGCTTATATTTTAGATCAAATCCCTAGCTTAATTGATGTTTTAGGTATGCAACCTAAGACTATGATTATTACCGCTATTGGTATTTATGTTGCTAAAACAGGTCAACACCTAATTGATATTTTTGGACTAAAGAAAGATGAAGTAAAAAAAGTTGAAGATGGTATTAAAACCAAAATTGAAGAAGAATATATGGATAGATAGGAGGCGGTAATATGACAGTTAAAGAATTTCTTGATAAGATTGTTGATAATACCGTCTTAGATTGTAATAGAAATAATCTATTACCTAGTCCTACATTGGCTCAAGCAATTATTGAGAGTAGATATGGCACTAGCACATTGGCAACTCAAGCAAACGCTTTGTTTGGTATTAAGGCTAATTCTAAGTGGACAGGAAAGACATATTCTATCAATACAAAGGAGTATAAAAATGGTCAATATGTGACTGTTGTAGCCGCATTTAGAGCTTACAACAATTGGGATGAGTCTATTATTGACCACAACCAATTTCTATTGAAAAATAAGCGTTATAGCAATCTTGTAGGGGTACGAGATTATAAGGAATATTGTAAACTAATTAAACAAGATGGATATGCAACAAGTCCGACTTATACGCAAACATTGATTGATTGTATTGAAAAATATAATCTTGCTCAATATGATGTTATTGCAGAAGAAAAGAAGGATGAAGAGGTAATTGAACCTACAACTCCATCCGTTAAAAGAAAGTTTAATGTTCACGCTGGTCATAATCCTAGCGGTATGGTTGCTTGTGGTTCTATCGGATATTTAGATGAGTCTACAGAAAACAGGAATGTATGTAATGGTCTTATTACAGCGTTGACAGATATGGGGCATATTGCTTATGACTGCACTTGCAATGATGGAACAAGTCAAAAGGATATTCTACAAAAAATTGTTGCTAAGTGTAATTCACATGAGGTTGATTTAGATATTTCTATTCACTTTAATGCCATTAGCAAAGAAACTGAAAAAGATGGTGTAATCAAGGGTGTAGAAGTATGGATTCATCCTAATAGCAGAGGGACTGAAACTGAAACAACTGCAAAGGCTATTTGTAGTGCTGTAGCTAATTTAGGATTTACTAATCGTGGTGTCAAGTATAGCAACGGTTTATATGTATTAAAGAATACAAAAGCTCCTGCTATGTTGATCGAATGTTGCTTTGTAGATGACCCCGATGATTTTGAACTGTACGATTGTAAAAAGATGGTTAAAGCTATCTTATTAGGTCTTACTGGCTCTGAGGGTGTTGACAAGCCACAAGTTGAAGATAAGGATTATTATTACACTGTCGTTGTTGGATATTATGCAAATGAAAGCGGTGCTTTGACATTAAAGAAACAACTTGAAGATTATGGATATTTGTTAAATCCTAATGAAGATGAGTTAAATAAAGGGATTGTAACAAGTATACAAAAGATTCCAAAGGAATACTTAGGATAGTATTATGGGGAGAGGTCTTAATTGACTTCTCCCCATTTTTTTACTTTTTTAGTATTTTAAGAAGCATAGAATATAATTTATAAATAAAACTAGAGTGCCATTTATCAATCTTTTGTTGAAGTTTTCGATTGTAGTCATCTACAAATTTAACAAATTCTCTGTACTCTTCTTCTGTAATAGGTTTATTTTCCATTTGTTGAACCGAATCCTCCATTCCTTTTTGCTGTAATTTTCCCTTCCTTTGCAAGATAATATTTAGTGAAAATACCTTGTGCAAAAGCATCACCTCGTTTTAGACTGATAGTTTTATCATCAAGTGTACTATTGGTTATTTTAATAAAAATATGTCCTTCATTGTCAGAATAGAAATAATCTTCATCAACAATTCCAACAGTATTATTTAATTGACAGCGATACTTAAAACCAAGACTGCTTCTAGGATAGATTTGCAATACATAATTCTTCTTCATCTTACATCTAATACCTGTAGGAATCTTAACTGTTGTATTAGGCACGATATTCAAATCAATAGGTGTATAGAAATCATACCCTGCACTACCACTTGTAGCACGTTGAGGTAGTTTGATTGAATCATAAAATGGTCTGATAAATGAATCTAGGTCAACTGTTTCAATAGTTCCATCTTCAAGCTTTCTTGTTGTTTGTAGATTAAATGTCTTAACAAAGTCGTTAAAAAATTGTTCGTATGATACCTTTTCAAATTGTGCGATTGTTCTAAATAACATTATTTTTCCTCCTATGATAAGATCTTACTTCCAAAATGCCATTGATAAACCATAATAATGCAGTGATAATACACAATACTATAGAAAATATAGTAGGTACTAGAAATGCACAGATTATAGCTAATAATGACAATGTAATAATGATTAACATAATGATTAAAACCACACTGTCTCCTTTACTTCACTTGCATATTCAAATTAGTTACAATTTTAGCACCATTGATTTCCTTACCACTTTTAATGTCTTTCTTTAATGCGGTTTTATCTGCTGATACTTCAACCTTTTCCTTGATATATTCTTTAGGCAATGAATCAATATCATATACATCAACAGAGTCAGACTTACGATATGACAGTTTCATTCTAGGTGTTTCCATCTTAAATTTATTAAGACCATCTGTATCAACAACACCATCTTCATTAGTATATTTCATACGGATATAATTGTCAATACGATTTTTAATACGTTCAGCTAAATTTTCCTTAACTTTTCTACGTTGTGCAATATTCTTTTCCTCTGTCTTAAATGCTTCAATGTCTGCTTGTAGGTTCTTGTAGAAACACATTGAGTTCTCAATCTTTTCATTTAAAGCCATTTGAATTTCATCAAACTTAGCGTTGAAAGAATCTTCGTCAAGAATTTCACCTGTTTCCACATCTACCATGTAGTCTTCTAGCATTTGTAGCTGATAATCAATTTCATATAAATTACTCAAAGATAACCCCTCCTTGTTTTTTTAAAATATAATTTACATCATTAAATAGGCAAGTTCCTTGTTCTGAATCATAAGGACAAGGATAATCTTCAAAAGCCCTATCCCAAATCTCGCTTCTTATATTATGGTTGGTTGCTCCTATTGAATCTCCAATAATTTGTAATTCTCTAAGAGTAAGTTCAAGTCTAATATTTTTATCCCACTTTGTCTCGTTTGTGTTTAATAGTTTCATATAGTTTCTCCTTTCTTAAATAGCAAACCTTTTCATTTCATTATAGAAATGAACAATTTCATCTTCATTTACCGAATGAATAACTACCACTGTAGGTTGAGTAAAGTCTAAACTTAAAACGCCTAGCAAACTCTTTGCATTAATCACATAATGGTCTTTAATCATATCAATATTTGATTCAAATGATGTTGTAATCTTAATAAATTCTTTTAGATTTTCATATTTTAACTTAATCTTTATACCATTCACTGCAATCAACTCCTTCCTTAATTTTTGCATGAATCCATTTTGTAGTTGTTGTGCTACTCCAAGAAGTCCCTCCATTGTCAAAAACGGTTATCATGTTGTTTTCTTTGTCATATCCTGCAAAATGTTTTTTGACATTTTTATTCTCGTGAAAATCCCAAACATAAATAGGTGTATCAACAGGCACTTTATTCCAATCAATTTCACGTTCTTTATATTCTGAATTAGCCCACTCTGCAAATTGTTCCGAGCAACCATATGGTTCTATATTAAATTCACAATTTGAACAATCTGTCCCTTTACAAGGTCGTAAATGACCATTTTGTTTTGCTATCTCTTGACCACTACATACAATATCAAGAATTTCCTTCGCATACTTTTCTTTGTTTAACATAATATTATTTCCTTTCATATTGCCAACCATTATTAGTTGTATAATAAATATTTCTTATACCAAGTTCTTCAAGTCGTTTAGAACAAGCATTACATGGTTTTGTAAGCCGTGTAAGTCTTTTACAGCCTTCTTTTTTTTCGCTATACACAAATATACTGCACTTGCTTAAATCACCCTTAAATGACCTTGTAGCATGTTGTAGAGCCATAATCTCAGCATGTAAACAAGGTTCATGTTCTTCACTAATATACTCTCTTTCTCCACTGTGTTCTCTATACTTATTGTATCTCATTTGACAAGGATGAGTTTTTTTAGTGTTCCATCCTATTCCTACAACCTTGTTTTTATACATTATGACAGAGCCTATATGTATATTCTTTTTATTGTAATCACTAAATTCACTTGCACTTTTGGCTAACTTAAATCCACGTTCTATGTTCATAACTATCTCCTTTACTATGAACATATTATACCATAGAATTATTAATTTGTCAACCTATATTTGTTAATCATAATATACACATAGTCCTCTAATATCATGGTCTAATTTAGTGATGAAATTTTCTAATTTTTACCTTGTCAAATATATTCTCCTTTTACATGACCACTTAACACACCTTTAGATTGCAGATATTCCATCAATTCCTCAACTTGTTCATATACAATTAAAGCTGGTTCAAATGTAGGATTTTTGTGAAGCATAAATTGATAATCATAAGGTTGACAAAAATCTTCATCTAATACATCAATGCGAATATCTGAACCATCTTTAGGAATTGATATGCTAAATGAAATATCGAAACCTCTATATCTTTTTGTTTGTGGAAATTTAATAGGTCTACAAAAGTACCAACTTGGTTCATAATGATTAGTAAATCCAATTTCTCTCATTTCTTCTTCTGATAAAATATGTGCTTTAATTTTAGCGTTTACTCCATGACTATTTACTTCTACTTTTTCATCGAACATAAAATCACCTCCTTTATGATATGTATTATACCATATAAGGAGGTGATTGTCAAGTATTATTTATGCTTTACTCTCATTTCTACTTCTTGTTGTTTCCCCTTATTAAATGCACTCTTATAATCTCCTGTTAAATATCCTGTCACTCTTCTAAGTCTTCTGATACTATGACTTCCACATTCAGGACAAGTGTCATTTATATCATCAGTATAACCACAATCATTACACATATCGTTTGGAACATTGATAGCAAAATATGGAATATCTTTATCCATAGCATAATTTACAATAGTTTCAAGTGCTTGTAGATTATTCTTAACGGAGCTATCTAATTCAACGTAAGTAATACAACCAGCACTACTATAACCAGTTAATTGAGATTCAATATCAATCTTTTCAATAGGACTCATATTAATCCATACTGGAACGTGCATAGAATTTGTGAAAAATTCTTTGTCAGATACATTAGGAATGTCACCATATTTATCTTTGAATTTCTTCATAGATGTATAACAAAGATTCTCAGCAGGAGTAAAATATACACCGAAATTTAATCCATATTCATGTTTATTACCTAAACTATCTGTATATTGATACCTTTCTTTTTTAAACTCTGCACATCTATCTTTGAATAATTTTTCAATCTTTTTAGCTAATTCCATACCCCTATCAGTAGTATGGTCACAGCCAATAAGAATTTGTAAAGTTTCAGCAAGACCAATTTGACCGATTGCTAAAGTTCCATGTTTCAATGCCGAAATAATTCCTTCTTCTGGAATATATCCAGCCATTACATTATTTTCATACATAAACTTAGCTGAATCGGGCGATTGTGAACAAATCCAACTAAATCTTTCAATTAACATATCTTTGGCTTCATAAATTTTTTTATCAAGATATGAAATAAATTTATCCACAAGACAAAACTCTTCTTCTTTAACAACTTCTGCCCCATATTTATTAATCATACTTTCTTTAATTTCCATTGCTAATGTAGGCATGATAATCGTTACAGGACAAATATTACCTCGCCCGTCTTTTAATTGTCCAAATCCATTTACGTCATACCCATTTGCTGTACGACATCCCATGGTAGAAAAGTACGTAGTAGGGTCATTTTTATCATATCCCTCATTTCCACTCCAATCTACATTAGCATAGTTTGGGTATAATCTCTGTGCCGTTGATTTTAATGCGAGTTGAAATAAGTCATAATTAGGGTCTCCCTCATGCCTATTTACACCTTTCATACATTGGAAAATACCACATGGGAAAATACTTGTTTTATGAAATTTTCCAACACCTTTAAGACTACCTTCAAGTAATGCTTTCGTTACCATTCTACCCTCTGGTAAAGTGCAAGTACCATAGTTAATAGATGTAAATGGTAACTGATTACCACTTCGTGATTGAAGCGTGTTTAAGTTGTGATACATCCCCTCAACAGCTTGTTGTAGCTCTTTTGTGGTCATGTCCATAGCATATTGATAAGCTTTAGGTGCTACATCTGTATATTCATTAATTGGCGTTGTATCATTCATTTTTTCTGTAAATTCTCTATATAAAGGATTTAAAGATTCATTAATATATTTTAGCCCATCTTTATAATGTTTATAAAAACTTTTTCTTACATAAGGAATCATAGTCCAATCAATATGTGTTGCACTAACGCCACCAAATTGTTGTAATGATTGTAGCTGGAAAATAACTGCTACAAGTTGAAATGCCGTACCAATAGAATTAGCAGGACGAACATCTGTCTGTCTTGTATTAAATCCATTAGCAAGCAAATCATCAAATGGAATAGATAAGCAATTATGTGAGCCTACTACATAACTGTTTAAATCATGGACATAAATCTCGTTGTTTATATGATTGTTTCTTGCCATTTCAGACAAATAATCTTCCAATGCAATTTTCTTTAATAAAGCATCACTGGCTTCTCCAACTCTGCCACCAAAAGATTTTTCGTCAACATTAGCATTTTGATTTTGTACACTTGAAGCAGATAATTTTTCATTTAGTTCTTTTCTAAAAGCACTATTTCTATCTCTAATTCTGTTTCTTTCTGCTCTGTAAAGAATATATGCTTTAGCAACATCCTTTCTATTTGTAGCCATTAGTTTCTTTTCAATAATATCTTGAATTTCTTCAACTTGTAAATCCTTAGATTTATCAATTTTTTCAATGTCTAATGCAATAGAATGGACTTTACCTAAAGACACTTCTGTTAGTTTACCATCTACTTCTACAAAAGCACTTTCCATAGCCTTGATAATCTTTGCAATATTAAATGGTTCAATTTTGCCATCACGTTTAATTACATTCATCTAATCCATATCTCCTTACAATCTTCTTCATCATTACTTTCCATAAATTCCATTTGTAATAATTCTTCATCTATTTTATCATAATCATTTAGTCCATATTCCTTACATCTTATCTGCCCTCCTTCAAACCATAATAGAGCAATTTGTTCATATGGTTGCTCTAATAAATACTCCTTTAGTGTCATTAGTAATTATATCCTCCTTTCTATTTATAAAATGTATGACCACTTTCATCTGTAAATTGTTTAGTCCAACCATTCCATTCGTTAGGACTGCAATCACTTCTGAAAGCAACACAACCGTTAGTAGTGTCTTCTACCATGTAAGCATACAACAACGCATATACAGTTGAATCACTAATATTATCACGACCATAAGCAAATTGATTCTTTTGTGTAATCAATTCAACAGGGTCAGTTGGAAATTGGTCTGATTCAATCCTGTTTAAGATTACATTGGCAACGTTTACTTTACAATCAAAACTTGCTTCATGTGCTTCGGTTTCAATACATTTAAGCATCATGGTAATTTCACGCTCTGTAAATACATCATAAGGTGTTTCTGGCAAATCATTAAGTTTATAAATATTGAACAGTGCATTGTAATATAACTGAAACCATACATATTTATCTTGGTCTTTGATGCTTTCAATTAAATATAAGAAATGCAAACACTCTTCATTTTCTCGTTCACTTTGATTATACTCCATTTCAGAACATTTGTCAACATATTTATCATTTAGTTCATTATAGTTAATACTTGACCTTTCAATATCCCCTTGTAAGCTCGCATTAGTCAATTCTAGAGCTTCAATTTGTTCTTGCTTAGACTTTATTGTATAGCCCATAATCATGAAAATTAGAGTCAATAAAACGATTCCTACGCACTGAATAATATTATACTTCTCTGTCTTCACTTTCTTCTTCTCCTTCTTAGTCTACTTGAGTAATAGGAACTTTTGTTTCTTCACATCTCGTCATCAGTTCTTTTAACCATGTATCACGTTCAGCATTGCCATCAATCAACAAAGCATCATTATATGTAGCCATATCACCAATATCAATTTGCATAATTTTAGAACGTGTATCAGCAACATATAATAGATTTCTATTCAACATTCTTTTGTGGCTAGGACTGACTACATTTAATACATATTTAGCCTCTGACCCTTGGCTTGCGTGGACACTAATACAATATGCCAATAATAAGTTTTGTAATTTAACTTTATCAAACACAATCAGTTCTTCATCAAACTGAGCAACAAGTTTCTTATCATCAAGTTCTCTAATAATACCATCTTGACCATTAAATACACTTGTTAAAGCAACGTCATCTAAACTTAACATATTATCAGATTGTTCAATTTCTTTCCAAGAATCATATGGCAATGCTTGGTAGTCATTTTTCTTATTTAGTAATTTATCCCCAACTCTGAAAGAAATTGTGGTTTTGTCTTTATCGACTTTTCTATCTAAGTGCGTTTCATTAGGCTTTGGAGGATTAACTTCTGCTTGAATTGCATTGTTAATTTTATATGAACCTTCATCTCCTACGTTAAATGGACTTAAACAAAGTATATCATGTGGTTTAACTCCTTTAGATAATAGTTTATTGTACTGTTCTACAATAGTGTCAAAAATATTATCAGTTTGAACAAATTTGTAATTGTTATATACACTATATTCATTGTTATGTACTTTTACTATATCATTATCAAAGAACTGCTTTCCTTGTCTTACGTTTGTGGCAACAAATATGCCACCATCGGTATCATATCTAAAGATTTCATCAAGAGTAATCATAGGAACTTTGCCGCTATTGATTAAATCATTAAATACACAACCAATTCCTACTGGCATTAACTGAGCTGGGTCGCCAACAAGAACAACTCTGATATTTGGATTCTCAATTACATTTAACATCATAAGAAAAGTAGGTAAATCTGTCATACTCATTTCATCTACAATTAAAACGTCAGTAGAAATTTCACCATCTCTCAATGCTTTTCTATGAATAGTGCTTGCTCGACGATTAACGGACTCTGTAATTCTACGTGAAGCCTTCCCAGTCGGTGCTAATAAAGTATAAGTCATTCCATTGCTTTCCATTAGTTTAATAATTCCACGAATTGAAGTCGTTTTACCGGAACCGGAATATCCTGCTAGAATCATAAAATTATATTTACAGAACATTTCAAGTGCTTTTCCTTGTTTTTCGGACATTGTAAAATCATCAATAGTAGTATATTGTGTCCAATCAATATCAAGTTGTGTGCTATTTGTAATCTTGTCTTTCACAAAATCAGCAACTTTACATTCGCCTTGATAAGTAGACATAATGCTTAAATCTTTTGACTTCTCATCATAATAGAATAAATCATTATTTATTGCGGTAGGAACAATTAAAGGTTCAAGTTCAGGCACATTATACTCTTCCATGATATAATAATATAAATCATTTCCATTAAGTCTTGTACTGCCCTCTTGCTCATTTCTTTCCAACACACTTAAAATCAAATAAGCACATCTCATTTCACTTACTTTTAAGTCTTTTCTTAATTCCATAATCATTCTGTCAGCAAATTCAAAAGAACGACCAAGTGTTGAGATTAAGACTTTATAAGGATTTGATTGAATTTCTTTTGCAATATGTTCTTCATCAAGATATTCTTCAATTAACTTCTTGCAATCAGAAATATCTAACTTCCATTCTTTTAATTTGTTCATAATATTAAGATACTTATATTTTGTATTTAATTCTCTAATATAAGCATTTAATCTACATTCGCCAACATTGTAAATTTTGTTTAAATCAAATGCTTCCTTCCCCTTAGTTAATGCAAGCCATATGAAATTTTCGTAAGCATCTAATACATAATTTGCTTGAGAAGAAGTGGTAATTTCTTCAAGAATTTCTTGCGAGCGTTCTCTTGTTAAATGCTCAATTTCTTCCATATTGATTGATGGTGCTGAAACAACTCTGTAATTTGTTCCATATTTATCTGTAGATAGTTCTTCTACTTCAAGTTCATATTCCTTGCCCTCTGATAAATAACTAAGCTCCCCTTTTAACGTAATACAAAAATATTGATTTAATTTCAAACTATCGGGGAATGGAGGAATAGGTGAAGCTCCAAATATAAAGAAATCGTTATTTTGAAATACTTTCTTTGTTATTTTAAATTTTGCTTTAATTGTTTCACTCATAATATTTATATTTATTCTCCTTCTTTTTATTTACAACTTTAAATCCTTTTCTTGCTTTATATTTGTCACAGGTCTGACATAATTTCTTCTGTTCAGCATTTCTTCCTTTGTCACATTTACCTTTACAAATATAATAGATACAAGGTGCTAATCTTTCTTTAGACATAAAAAATATCTCCTTTCATTGATATAGTAATTATACCATAAAAGAAGATATTTGTCAAGTCAAAATTTACTATTTTAATTCAAAATATTTATTATAAATCTTATTCCATTCTGCTTGTGTAATTCCACCTCTATCATATTTTTCTTCTAAATTGTAAAGGCATTGTGCAAGATAACGGTCTGTATGCCAATTACCAAATAAAGGTTCATATTCATTATTGATAAGTACACTTAATTGTCCCCCAAATGTGCTTGATACAGATATTCTACCTTTTAAGTATTGACATAACTTGGCTTTGGTCTTATCAGAAACATTATAGCCACGTTTCTCCATTTCTGTAATGACTAAATTACAATACAATCTAAAATGATTCAAGTCATAATTCATAATAGGATTGATAAGAATGTGATTAGTTGCCCCTTTTTCATAAATATCTTTAGCAATAGCAACACATTCTCTTAACTGTGAACACAACTGTTGTCTAGGTAATACATCTAATAAATCATAATGCCATAATCTCATATTTTACTCCTTTACAATATACTTACTCAACATATCAATTTCTTCTTGTAATTCTTTAATATGAGATTCAATTTCTCCTCCCCATTCGTCCGTATCAAAATCATAGTAAAAGCTAACTGGAAATTTGCCACGATAATTAATTTGATTACAATGATTGTTTTTCAAAACATTATTCAAATAATTTAATGCTTCCTCTGTTTTACAAATCACATAAGCACTTTCTTGTGACAAACGATAATTATTATCAAGAGGAAGTAATTCATTTATTTTATTATACACTAACAAGTCTTTACCATACTTGTCTTGTAGTTCTTTGCTTTCATATCTTTCACATTCATTATAATCTTCAAATTCCTTGCCATCAAATGCAATATAAACTGTCTTTTCTGTCATATAATTACCCCTTTCTAATATGCCGAATTATTTTATCTAATAAATTAAGTTGTGCAAATAGTTCTTGTCTGTATGTTCCCTCTGCTCTGTCATAACTACCAATTCCATATAAATGAGCATCAATATCATCTTTTTGCTCATAAAGCCAAATTAGTAAATCTTTGTCCATATTATTTTTCCTCCTTAAATAATTCCAATCGTTTTATCTTCATAATTACATTTCTTTGCTTTTTCAAACATATCTAAATATTTTTCATCAAATTCAAATGTATCTTTTTTAATATTTGCAATTAATGTCAAGCATCTATTATACATTTCTGTTGTAAAATCTTTGCAATTTATATCATTTCTATTCCTATTAAAAATATAATAAATTAAATTAGGAGTTCTCTTAATTGCTTCTGATACCAAAGGCTCTAAAAATAAATGCAAAGCAAAATCTTTGGTCAATTCTACTTGTGTCTCACCGTAAGTATAATATTTATCATAATATGCTTGCATAGCTGAAAGTTTGTCTTTATATAATTGTTTGTTATACCAACCTTTACAAATTAGCATAATATCAATTAAAGTATTGTCTGTCATTCAATCACCTCCACTTCTAAGTTTTCACATCTCAATCTACTAGCAATTTGTTTACCAAGTATTTGATACTGATAAGGATGACGCAGAGCTATACATTCTTCTGCTAATCGTTCACATGCTTCTTTTAATAATTCTACATCATCTGTTAAAATTTTAATCATTAACTTCTCCTTTTATAAATGCTTCATAATAAACATCTTCAAGTAATTCATTTCTTAAAAAACAACCTAAAAGGTGTTGGAACTCTTCCTTCAATTTTTCCGAAGATTTAATATCATCTATCACTTTTGAGTCATGTTTCATAATACGTTTGTATAAACTATAAATATTGCTCATAATTTAACCCTCTCATTTACAGTGTAATACATTTTTATGGAAATTCATTGCACATTCTTTACACAATAAAATTTTAGTCGAATGGTCAAGATATTCACCTTTCCATTTAACTATATATTCTTTTACCTCATTAAAATCTGTAATTTCTTTTCCACATTTGTCACAATAATATTTAGTTACTGTCATAATAAAAATCTCCTTTCCATTTGATACTTGTATTATATCATAGGAAAGGAGATTTGTCAAGGGTTAATCTATACTTTTTAATATTGTATAATCTCTTAAAATTTCTTCTTGTTCTTCACTTTCAACCCACTTGTCATTATTGTCTTTAACACGTTTATTTTGTGTTCTAAAAGCAGTTTTAATTATGTCCCCACTCTTACATGGGTGGTCTTCATAATTACGTTTATTTGCCTTAATAAAGGTGTTCTCACCATCATTAACGTGATATAAAGTAACAAATGGAGTATTATATTGATTTAACTCTACTTCTGATACAATGTAAATATTATCATCTGCTGATTTATCAATCAATTCTGTATAACCACTAAGCCCTAATTGATAAGCCATTGTTTCAAGTAATGTAATGGGTTTATACATATACTTTGTAGAAACAAAATCAACAATTCCTTGATAATTATTTAGAATATATTCCATTAAAGAAACATTATCAATTTCTTTGAACATTTTTTCTGTTTCTTTACCACAAAATTGTTTAATTTCATGTATATCTAATCCAAAGTTTACACACTCATCTTTCTTTAATTGTTTGCATTCTCTTAATCTTTTCATAATAGAATCAACATCATTATAAATATTCCATTGATTTATTACATAATTAACATCCCCATATTCTGCAAAATAATCTAACTTGAATAAAATATCAATACTCTTTTTATTCAAATCACTTTGTAACAAATCTTTAAAAATAAAGAACAATCCGTCATATTCATTTTTATGTTTGCTCATATTGTATAAAATTTGTGGTGCTACCTTTTGCATATTCTTTATACTTGCCATAGTTTGATTGATACAATTGTTTTCTCTATCAATGGAAAATTGTCTATTGTCATCACCAAATGCAATAGGTTTTAATTTGATGCCACGTTTAAGCATTTCTTTCTTTAATGCAGTCACCTTATCTTTGTCACCTTTGTTAGTATATCTTTGTAATGTTACTTTATAAAATTCTAATGGGTAATAAGCCTTTTGCCAAGCAAGTGTAACACTATCAATAGCCATACAATAAGCATGAGCAGAATTGAAACCATAAGAAGCACTATCTTCAATTACTTGCCATACTTTCCCAGCCATTTTCATAGCATTATCTTTGTCGGTTGTTTCTTTTGTATTAAGTATAGCTTGTGCAAAATTAGGAATAAACTTTTCTTTTGCTTGTGTAATCACATAATGTTTCTTTTTGCTAATAGCTTTAATGATTGTATATGTTTCACTCATAGGAAATCCTGCAAATCCTAATACTTTCATTAAATGCTCTTGATATAAAATAAATGAGCTTGAACAATATTGGTCTTGAATAAGGTCATCAAAAGCCTTTATTCCATAATCAAAATGTTTGCGTTGTTCAAATGTTTTATACATTGATTGAAATGATGGTCTAATACCAGCTACAAATTGTGTCAACTCTGAAATGTTCTTTGGTTTAAATCTCATAACTTTTTCAGTAGATTTTTGTTGCTCACATTGATTTACACACATTGTATAACCATTAGCATAAATATCCCAAGTCTTACTATCATTGTCAATCTTAGCAAGCAATTCGTTTACAGATAATGGTTCAATTCCTATCTCTTTATAAATATCATAGGTCAATCCAATAGAATCTACAATGAGGTAGTCCTGCTTCAACATGCCGAAAGCATCAATAGTGCCACTTTCAATAACCGCAACGAAAGTTTCTTTAGCTTTATCTCCTTGTGATTCAGATTTTACCATAATTACACCGACTTCTTCTACAACATCAAAGTCTGTGCAAATTGTGCCGCAAGGATGTGCTTTCAAATTATCTACAATTCCCATGTATTGTTGACAACCATCAATTAAATATCCGTATTTTTCTTTATCAACATAATCATAAATATCAATAAATTCTTTTTCATCATCATCTGCGTGTTTTAAAGCATTTTCATATTTACTAATTTGCTTTGTTACAGTATTGGCTAATTGTGGGTCAAGGTTATATGCTCTTGAATACATTTTAAATGCAGATTTATAATGCAATGTGCCTAAAGCCAATAGGTCAAATGTTCCTTCTTCCCCAATTATATCTTTTTGCGCTTGTATAAATGGTTCTCTTGATGATACATTATGGTCAATGTCTGGCGGTGTGTGAGAATCCAATACTCTTTCTTTTGTTAAAAATCTTTCAGAATACATAAGCACTGGTGAATTAACTTTATCTACTTTTGTAAATCTAAATAATTTATTCAAATAACAAGATACTCCGCTACCTCTACCACTAGGAGTCAATATACCACCATATTCGTCAATTCCACGTTTCATTATTTCATAAGTATCAATGAAATAATCAGCCATGTTACATCCTTCAATTTCGGCTATATCATGTTTAATTTCTTTAATATATTCATCATACTTATCTTTGTTAATATCATTAGATTGTCTTTCCCATTCATATCTAAGGATATTCTCAAATACTTCATTTCTTTGTTCTTGTGTTAAATCACGATATTTTTTAGCCACAGGAACTTTTAATGACCTATCCAATATAATATCATTAAATGTAAGAATAATATTAGTATTATCTATTGCTTCTGTAATTTCTTCATCACTTAAAATTCCTTGTTCTTGAAATCTATTGAAGAATGTTTCATAACTTGGTAAATCCATATACCAACCTTGTTCATCTTCATAACTAATCTTATTAGATTTTAACAAGTCATCTCTATCTGCCATTTGTGATTCAGTAATAACATGGCTGTCAGTCCCAGCTATAATTGGAATGTTATATTTATAATGCAATTCCATAATATGAGCATTTATTTCTTTTTGTGCTTGTGTATTATGGGGTTGCACTTCAAGATAAAAGTCTGTAAAATGATTAAATAATTTAAGAACAATTTCATCAATTTTTGAATAGTCAACTACATTAGTATTATCACCAAATGGCAAATCTCTATCATCTATTGTGTATTTATTCCAAAAGGCAATGCAAGCTGATGTAACGAATACATCATCTTTTGGCAATGATAAAAGAATATCTAAATCCATTCTATTCTTATAATAATACCCAGTTTTAAATGATTCATAGATTGCTCTATTTATTTTCTTACGACCATTTTCATTCTTTGCTAATAAAATAATGTGGCAATTACTTGAATCAGAAGAATTTCTGTCTTTTACCCAATATGCTTCTGTACCAAATACAAATTTGATTGGTTTATAATTAGGATTTGATTCAAGATTCTTTTTATTAAATTTTTCAAGGTCATCATAAATCTTAAAATAATTGCCTTGCCATCCGTGTTCAACTGTTGAATAAATTGTTGGTATACCTTGGTCTGCTAATTTCTTATATTCTTTAAAATAATCCATAGACACCAGTGGAGAATCTTTATTATATCTATGTGATAAACTCGTATGTTTGTGATAATTTTGAAAATATGACATAATTATTTCTCCTTAGTTTGAATCTTAATTGAAATTTTATGAGGGTCAATACTATTTTCTTTAGTTGTTCCAAATTCAATACTAATATTTGAATTATCTTTATTATACTTTTTATCTTCTACCATAACACTATTTACTTCTGATGATACATAATATTTATTCATATTTTATTTTAACTCCTTTCTATATTTATTCAATTATACCACAAAAGACCACTTTTGTCAAGTGGTCTTTTAACTCTATTTTAATCCATTAAAAATATGTGCAATAACATCAATAGTCCAACCATTCCCAATACATTTATATCTTTGTGTATCAGACAACCCTTCTGTATAATTATCTGGTAAAGTTTGTGCTCTTTCACATTCGATTGGTGTTGGTTTATAATATTCACCATTTTCATATTGAATATTAGTTGCTCCACTATTTGAAATATTTTGTCCTGTCATTAAACATCTCATTTTTTGGTCTAAAGTTCTAATTGCTTTGTGTGCTTTTTCATATGCAAGAGTTCCTTCTTTTTTATTATTTAATCTATCTGTTATATTATATTGTTCTTTTTCTTCTGTTGGTTGAACAATATCTTTTAAAGTTAAATCTTTGTTCATTGGTTGTGTTACATTTGGAATGTTTGTCCAGTATAGTCTTTTTCTACTTTGTGCAGAAAGTAATTTACTATCAATCATAATAGGTTCTACACCTAATGCTTTAGTAATAACATCTTGCCATTTTTTGCACATCTTTACATTTTCTAACAAAAAATATTTTGGTTTGCTTTCTTTTAATACTCTTACATATTCCCAAAATAAATAAGAATATCCATCAAATTCAAATCCTTTTTCTTTCAAATCTAAATATTGTTCAAGTGATGTAATCTCTATATTGTCTTTTGTACTTGCTCCATTCATTCTTCCGGCAAACGAAAAATTTTGGCATGGACTACCACCAATTAGCAAATCTAAATAACCATTATATTGTGTTCCATCAACATCTCTCACATCTCCAATTTCTGTTATATCATTCCAATTTTTCTGTGCTATTTTAATTGCATAATCACAAATTTCACTGGCATGATAACCATTGACTTTAATCCCAGCTCTATCTAAAGCACATCTACCCCCCCCAATTCCGTCAAAAAGACTTAATACATTTAATCCATTTTCATTCATTTTTTATATCTCCTTTCATATTAAAATTATGTCACAACTAACATAATTCATCAATTTATGTTAATTATAACATAAAAAGGAGCTTTTGTCAAGCTCCTTTTGCAATTAAATCTCTTCAATTTCAAAATAATCATCATAATCAACGTCTTCTAATTCATAATCATCAACTACAAAGTTTAAATAATCTGTATATCCTTCATTTCTTAATTTATTTAAAGCTTCTTCTTTAGATTCTGCTTCAATGCTTCAATAATTCCTTCTTTGTGTCCATATCTTAAATGTCCTACTGCATAATTTGCGTCTTGAAATACTCTAAATTTTGCCATGTTTTATCTCCTTAACCTTCAATCTTTTTAAACAATTTTTCGAAATCGTCTTTAGTATATACTCTATATTCATTTTCATATATTCCTTTATGTTCGTCTTGATACATTACAATATAATCACCAATATTTACTTTTTCTTCGTTACAAGTAAGTGTTCCAAATTTATTATTATATCTAATAATATTGTTAGTTGTTGCACCTAAAACCCAATCTGGAATTGTTAAATAATTTTCTGATGACCGACTTGTCAGCGGATGCTTTTCATCGGTGTTGTCATACTTAAATTGCCATGCCATACATACATTTTCTCTTACATATTTGCTCATAATTATCTCCTTTCTATGCCATATAATATCCTTGTTCTTGAATTTTTTCTAATTCTGACTTGTGAAGCGTTTTAACAGTTCCATATATCATATTACTATAACAACTTGCAATCATTTCTACTTTTAGCATTGGGTCGTTTTCAACAAAGTTATGGTCATCTTTTCTCATATAATCTTCCCATTCTTTAGTAACGTCTTCAACTGAAATTATCTCTTTAATATAATGCTCTAATAAATTCATTTAATCACCAACCTTAATAAAATGCTTAAATTGTTTCTCATAGAAATCAAGATACAATTCTTTAACATCACCATTATATGTTGCTTCAATAAATTGAGGATAAATAAAATTATACTTGGTATTTTTTACAATAAGCATAGCTTTGTTATTTTGAATTGTATGATTAGCCCATACAATAATTACTTTTAAGTCATCATTTGTTTCATCATTGTTATGAAAACAATCTGCATCTTTAATTTCTTGATAACATAAATCTAAAAATTCCATTGTGTCCATGTTACATCACCATCCAATCTTCTGCTAATACATCACTAATGCTAGGAGTCCAAGGAATAACTTGACCTTGTACTGTTTTAAGTGCGATATAAGGCTTATATTCAACCAAACCTTGTTCATTAACTAATTGTTTAGCTATCTCAGTACATGGCTTATATGAGCCTTGTGGAACGTAATAAATAAATTGATTCTTTCCATTCCAACCTTGTCTTGTTAATTTTGAACCTTTTAACAATTTGTCTAAAGCTTCATCAAATTTCATTAAACAATCATCCATTTCTACTATATAGTGTTTAAATAATGAATTTCCTTTCCAATATATTCTACGTGATTTAGGACAAGCAGCTCCTTTTCTAATGTCATCAATAGTATAACTTTTATATATTGTTCCATCAAATAAAACATCAACAATTTTATGACCATTTGATAAAATATGTACTTCACTATCTATTGATATAAAGTCTACACCATCTGCTCCAATTTCTTCCATTTCTTCTAAAATTGACTTCATATTACTCTCCTTTCAATAAAAGGAGTGAATAAAATACTCACTCCTTTTCAGTTTATTATACTTCTACATTTCTCTCTCTTGCAAAAGCAACTAGGTTATTATAAATTGTTTCCAATTCAACTAATTGACTGTCTTTTGCTTCTGAAATTCTTACACCCTCTCCAAGTTGTTTATAAATAATATCCTCTACTTCTTCTGGATATAGTTCAAACAATGCAGTTACATAAGGTTCAATACAATCTAAGTAATCTTGCTTGGTATATCCATTGGAATCCATTGTAAATGATACTAAATCAGCACCATAATTTTCAGCAGACCTCTTTTGTGCTTCTTTCATAGCTTCAATTAAATTCTCTGCTGTAAATGGATTAATAACGGGCTGAATATCAAACCTAGAACCAGCATAATATTCGGCAGTTTCATGTGCATATGCAGTAGACATAATTGTTTTTCCAGTTGTTTCATCAACTCCATTGCCCTTAATATAAAATCTAAAATCACACATATCCTTTAAAAACCTAGCCGAATCTTTTACAGAATTAGATCCTTTTGGAACAATTTTAAATACACCATTTCCAACAGCTTTAATCTTACCATTTACTACTTGTTGTTCTTTAATTTCAACCAACTCTTCGTGCATGATAAAGATGACCGTATAGCCACAAGAACACAGCTTATTTACATCTGCTTTAAATGCTGTTCTATATAAAGCATACCCATTAGGCATATCTGATTGACCATTCATTTCACTTACATCTCTTACACCATATTCCCTTGCAGTTGCAGTAGCATAGATTTCAATAATATCTGTTGCAGTATCAATTACAATAGTTTGAAACTTTTCTTTCATTTGATCGAGGTTTTTTTCATCTGTTAATTGTTTAACTACGTCTACAAAATCTTTCTTTTGCTTAATAGGAATTTTATACCCCTTAATAGCAGTACCACCAGCTTCTCCCATTAATAATAATGGCTTTGGAAATCTCATAGCTTGTGGTGTTTTCCCAAGGGTATTTCCACCATAAATAAGTATCTTCAAGCCTTCAATTCCATAAGACACTCCACTCTCTTCCAAACCTAATAAGTTTAAATTTGCCATCTTCTATTTACCTTTCTATATTCACTAATTCTCTAAAAGGGCAGACATTACATCTGCCCTATATCTTATCTTAGAACGGAGACTTCTTTGTTGAAGAACCAAATGGATTAGCCTTTGTACCACTAGAACTTGCTCCCTTTGGAGAACTCTTAGGCTTATCCTTGTTCTCTTTAGCGGTTTTCACCATATTGTTAATCTTAATATCACGCTCATTTAATGCCTGTTTCATATCTTCGGGATTGATATAGTATTCATTTTCCTCATCGAACGCTTCATCACCACGGAATACACTATATTCAGTAACACTAAATCCACTTACCATGTGTGATTCTCTACGACCAAAACCACCAGTTGTAGGTTTCTTAACTCCTACTTGCTTAGTGATAATCTCATAATATAGCTTTACAGACTGACCAGCTTCATAGAATGAATTGAAATCATCTGCAAGGTCGGCTTCTACAATAAATGTAAAAGGCGTAGTTTCAGCGTTGCGATTGAATGTATAAAGCTCAACCTTTAGTCTACCTGTTTCTTCTGCGTCCTCACCCTTTGTTTCAGGGATAATACTGCGAATAATACCACTGATTTCACAGTCTGCACTGTCTTCTTCGGGAACACCAGTGGAGGTAATTCTAAATCCATTTACTTGTGTAATAGACTTAAATTCATATGTGTCCTTATTAACGTATTCGTTCGCAGATAGGATTCCATCAATCTTAACTCTTGTAGGCACTTCCCCATCCTTTGCATTATTCTTAGGAATATAATTTTCAAGAACAGTCTTTAAGGACTTAAAATTCGGATTGTCAATAAGCTGTCCGTTCTCATCTAACTTCTTCTCACTTGCAGGGAAGAAATCTACACCAATCGCATTTCCCTTTACATCTACAAGGAACATAGGGTTCTTAAATTCCTTCTTTGCCATCTGTTGACAAGTTACCTTCTTTTCAACTCCGTTTGCTCCCTTTAAGGTAACTTCCTTTGTAATCTCTTCAAGATTCATTTCAAGTAATTCACCGATAACCTGTGCATTGTTAATACTAGCCTTAATTTCACTCATTTTAATTCTAATTCCTTTCTTCTCTTAAACTTTTCGCTATGTACTTATCTATAATATCACTCCGAAGAGATAATAAAATAAATGTATAATTTAATCTAAGTCATCTCACCCTTAGTCATTCACTGTCTTCCCATTTGCAACTTTTTCAATTACATCTTTATTCTTTAAGTTGTTTTTAATAAACTCTTTTAATTCTTCCATTGTACAACCATTGTTAATTTTGTCAAGATATAATTGACTAGCAGTTTCAAAACCAATAACCATATTCTTGATAAAGTTCTCTTTCAAACTACTTTCATAGTGATTAACAATGTTTGCCATTGCTTGTTTCTTTGTTGGTTTCTTTGATTGTTTACTTTGCATAGCCATTATTGAACTACCTCATCTCTGTCACATACTGGGCATAACCAAGCTGTAAACCATTCTTTATTATTATACTCCAATTCAGTATGAGTCTCGCAATAATTATAAGGTTGTAGTTTTGCACTACACTCAATACAATATTGTTCTTTATTAAACCAATCAAGAATTACTTGTTTCATTTTATCATCATTTGTCGTGTGATACAAGTAAAATAACATATCCTTAATCAATTCTTTCCCATCTGTGCCATCACGATAATAATGTTCATTGATTGTTTCTACAACTTCTAATGCAAAATTTTCCATATATTCCTCCTTTATATTTATTAGATTGAGAGATTTATCGGAGTCCCAATATCTAGGACTCCTACAAACGGAGGTAAAAAAATGAACAAAAACATTAGAATCCCGATAAATCTCTCAATCATGTGTATTATATCATATTATTTAGTTGGTGTCAAGTGTTTCATCAATAAAAATTAAATCTTGTGCATAAGGTAGCGTTCTAGCCCATAAAATGAAATTAGGAACATTTGGATTATCTTGACCACTCCATTCATTTAATTTATGAAATCTACGTTGTCCTTTACTACACATAGCAAGCAAATTCTCATAAGTCATTGTAACTGTACGTTTCTGTAACCAAGATTCAGGAAGCCATCTAATAAGTTCCTTCCAATACCTCTTATCTTTTGTATCGAGATACTTTTGACGAATATTTTCCAATACATAAATAATATCTTCTTCAAATGTAGAAATATTATCTAAATCATCTTGGTAATCATCATTTTCATCTTTGGACAGAGATAAATTTCTATCATAGTCATCAATTTCAAAGCAGTCTAATGTAATAGGTTGACTCGTAATCTTGTGCATAGTTGATGTAGAATTAGCAACCGTTCCAACCTTGTACGTATCGAATTCCTTCCACCAATAAAGAGGTGCTGTAATATCAACTGATACAAAAATCTGTCTCATAAATTTTCTATGTTCTGAACCAGATTTAATAAGAGCCTGTGCAAGTGTCATATCATTTTCACCGATTACAAAATTATTATTGTCATTATAATAACTATCACTTTTACTCCAACTATTTTTAGGATTTCTCATTCCTCTGAATGCGTGTTCAAATCCCCACACTTCTGTATTCTCAAACTTCATCAATCTTCCTCCACAATATCAACAATTCTACCATCATTCATAATCAATCTCTTACCATTTGCATAAAATCTCTCACAATCTTCTAATGTAATACTGTCTAAATCAATTACTTTGCTATAATCCATATAATCTCCTTAATCAATCAATTCAATTTCATCCCAACGCCAATAGAAACATCCATTTTCTTCATCAATAGCGTTCATATATTTTTTGTCAAATGTCACAGAAAAGAGAAATCCTTTTTCTCTTAAAGTACAGTCACAATCAACAACACCTTCTTTTCCAACATATTCATCTAAACAAACATATTCATCTTTTCTATGTGGTTCAACATTAATAATACGAACTCTTTGACCTTTCTTAATTATTCTTCCAATTAAACCTCTACCTTTTGTTACAGTCTTATCTGTAAAATCCATTCTATCAATACAATTATCAACAGCAGTCTTGAAATCAAAATCATCATATTCTTCATAGCGTGATGTGCTTGATTTAGAAACTAATTTGTTATCAATATAATATTTTGCATTAGTATGTTTTCCGTCTTCACAAGCAATAATCAATTTGTGACCATGGGATGGATTTAATAATTCAATCATACGACATTTAGTTCCTCCAATATATTCTCCATGACCAATTTTAATGTTATAACTACTATCACCCCAACCATTTACATTATTATCCCAGTTAATCATAACACCTTCTTCACTAAATCCCACAACTGTACCTTTGTCTCCTGCTTTAGCATTAAACCAAGTCTCTCCTGTTGCAACAATTCTGTCTCCCTCTTTTAACTTCATCAATTCTTCAAATGTCATTTCTTAATCCTCCTTTAATATAATTTTATATTGAAGTCATACTCCCTACCACAAACTTCACTACAATCAGCCCACTCCTACGATTGTTCACTCACTAAACTTTTAAAGATTTAAGTTTTGCATCATAACTTCGCTTGTTAAAGTTTTAGTCAATTAAAAGCTACGAAAAGTTTGACTTAATTCATGCAATAGGGCTCGAACCTATACCTCTCCTAGGAATTGTGTGCTCTGCCTTACTTGGCATCTCCTCATATTACACCATACATGAACCTTTAATTATTATTTCGGTTTAATCGACCTCACCTTAAACGGGGTTGTGCATCAACTCACATGGAACAGTTCTACCAAATTAAGCTATTGCTTGTTTAACGATACAAGCTACCTCCAACTGCCAAGTCATAACATATAGCCATGGTGCATTGTAGGACTCTAACCTACATTTCTCTTATAGCGAGCGTCTTTATTAGACTAAATACCTATATGTTTCGCACTGTCTGTGTACTTTAGACGGTGATAGTTGGTTAATTTGGAATTGAACCAAAATTTCCTTTATTAAAAAGGTGTACTTACGTTTATACTATTAACCAATTTATATATTTATCTATAATCTTTTGAATGATTCGGCATATAAATACATTTGTACCCATTAAGTAACATTTTGTGTTTCCTTTCTTAAATAAAATACGCACTCCGAGAATCGAACTCGGCTTTACCTTGTTAGGGCTTACGATTTATAAGATCGTGGCTCTTACCTACTGAGCTAAGTGCGCATGTGAGGTTTGTAGTTTTCACTACCATGTTTTATTTTCGATGGGCTAAACCTCAAAGTGACCATCTAGTTAGGAGCGACCTAACAGCCTTTTGCTTTATATGTGTATTATACCACATATATTAGCATTTGTCAACTACTTTTTTACAGAAACATGATAGCCTTGACTTTCATAATTCTTCTTAGCTGTGTCCTTGTCAGAACTCTTAATCACAACTTCAAACATCTCTACAATCCCATTGTCAAGTTCTTTTCTACACACTAAAACGCTTCTTCCTTGCTTTTTCATTGTTTTTATCTCCTTTCTTAACTATATATGTATTATACCATATATTCTATTAAAAGTCAACCATTATTTTTCATTAAATGGAACAAATGTTTCATAATAATTTTTACATACATAAACATCATATTCTTCATCTTCATCAAGTTTGAACACAAACACCATAGTGTCTCCACTTCCAGTAAATCTACACCAATCGTTTTCATCATTAGTGTCAAAGTTTTCAATACATTCTTTTACCCATTTATTAATTGTGTCATCATCAATATGTACTCCATCATTAAATGAACAATAATGTGTTGGAAATTCTACATTGTCCTTAGTCAGCGGAAAATAATCAGCTAATTCATCAGCATATGTTTCTTCACCACAACAAGGACACACTACATATCCCATTCCATATGCTCCAACTTGAATATCATCATCTTCTACTTCAAGTTCAGAGTCACAATGTTCACAAGTAATCTTATAAGTCTTTGGCTTAGACCCCGTTTGCATCATGTGATTGTACTTATCATTCAATACTATCATTCTTCTCCCTCCTTGATATAATAAATACTATTCATTGTTTCAATAATATATAATTTATCTTTTTCAACATAATCCCAATGACAAATAGTTGAACTTCGCAACATTTGTCCACTATAATCATCATATACAAAACAGAATGGCATACCTACGAATAAATCTTTAGGATAAAACTCACCATACAATGAATGAGTAGTTTCAATATATTTTATTGTTTCTTCTTTAACAACGCCATCTAAATCTGTAACGCCTACAATCTTTAACATTTTTGTTCCTTTCTTTGTTCTTTATATTGATAGATACATTCTCTTGCAATCATAGGAATATTGAACTTTGCTTGCATATAACAATCCCATTTTTCTAATTTGTTACAATCTTTTTCAAAAGCGTCCCCTACAGCAATTTCATATTCACATCTACTCCATTCTTGCCATTGAATTATTTTTTCAATCTCTTTACATAACCCTTCAAATCCGTATAAAGTATCTTCGCCATATCTTTCATACTTATAGTTCTTAGGAGAACGTAAATATTTCTCAATAGCCTTTTCAGTACACTCTTGAACATAACAATTCCTAAAAATATTGAATGGCTCAATCTTCTTTGTGTTTGGATTATAATTCAATACATAATATTCAAATTGCATATCATCACCTCAACTTTACTAAATGTTCATTTACAATAGTCCAAAAATTAGATTTAATCTTCATATCCTTAATCCATTGTTTTACACACTTGTCAATCCGATTAGCAAGTTCTAATTCTTGTTCTCTTGTAATTTTAAAACTTTCGCTTACTTCTCCACATTCTTCATATAAATTATCATACATAGATTCAATAATTTTTTCTTCATTACTATTCCATGACAATACTGGTTCTTCACAAGTTCCTATATAAACTTCTTTACAAATGTCCCCAACACATTCTTTGGCATCTTCAATAGCTTCTTGTTCTGTATTATAATCACCATGATAATATTCGCCATCAAAAGACCAACCATATCTTGTCTTATCTACTTTATCAATCCAATATGGAGGTTCATCATCACAATCATCTTCATCAAGCCAACCGCCAAACTCTTGAGCAATTCCTTTCATAATTTCAACTGAATTGCCATAATGATCTAATCTTAAAAATGTGAGTTCTGATTTTACCATATTTTCAAGATTATATTGACGATAATAATTCAAATTTTCATAAAGGTTGATATTTTGATATTCATAAAACATAGCTCTGTTTTCATTACCATCATTAAATGTAATAAAGCCACTTGTTATTTTCCATTCATTACTATCGTCATATTTTTCTTTAATGTCACTTAACAACTGATTTACAGAACCATAATTTTCTTCGTGAGTTCCATCGCTGATTAATTTATAATGCTCATCAATATAACTAACAATCTGTTCTACTGTAATGTGTCCTTTTAATCTTAAAATTGTAGCACAACCCATAATCTCACTCCTATTCTACAACCAGTTTAACATCCCCAATAACAGGCTCAATATCATATGAATCAACATCTTTATAATATTGGTCTTCTTCTAAATCGTATAGAATTGGATTTTCTCCATCTATATCAGTTAAATAAATTCCATAATAACATGGTATTAATCCTTTATTATTGTATTTTACAAGTGTGCCACTTTTAATCTTTGCTGTTTTTGTATTAAATTCTACTTCCATGTCTACTCCTTTCTAAAACAAATCATCTTTACAAGGTCTATTATAACACTTTATCTCCATTTTGTCAACCACAATCTGTAATTTTTTTTGACCGTTCCATTCATTTATGCTTAACTCACCTACACAATCCATTTGTAGTTTGTTATTGCTTGGCTCATTTACAAAAATATCATTATTATAATATCCCAACTGTAAATCCTCTTTATCCTTCTTTAAACAGTTGAATATCATAATATCAATACCCTCTTTGTGTAACTTTAATGTCCGTTTATTCTTGCCCATAATAGACCAATCTGAGGGCATAAATGTAATGTTCTTGACATGGAACTTAGGTTTACTAACCCCATGCCCCCACAACGCACTATAAGGCTCAAATAGCCCAAATAATCTTGTAGGTATAGATTTTATTGAATAAGACTTTAAAACGTCTATATTGGGCGTATATGAAAGATCAAGGGTATTATAGTAGTCTACAAGTGCTTGAATATTATCAACTTGAATCTGTATTCCTGCACTGTCTTCGTGACCACTAGCCCAATCAACTAACTCATTATTGTCCAACTCTTTTCTTAATGGAATAGAACTTCTTAATGAACCAATCATTGTATCGCCTTTAATAGAACCAACTATTGTAGGCTTGTTATCACACAATGTCTTAATCTTGCCAGCCAACAATCCACTATAAGAACGTGGTACATCATCGCTTGCAAATACAATCAAATTGTTCTGTCCACAAGACAATATTGTATCCATATTGCTCTGAATCACATCGTTTACAATCTTAATCTGATTTTGATGTGCTTTTTCTACCATATCTAATGTTTCATTTATATCACATTGACCAATAAAAGCAAGAATAAGCTGTTGCTTTAAGCCCATATCATTACAACGACATACACTATTTATTTTAGGAATAATCTTAAAACCAAGGTCACGTTGAGTATATATATCACTACCGATAAACCTATCAATCATAGCACCAAGAAATTTATTATTTATATAATCTCTTGTTTCAAGTCCAAAATGATAATATTCTCTATTCTCCATTTCTGACATAATCATACTATCAGATACAAGACTTAATGCTACTAAGTCTATGAAATATCCCGACCAATCTAAGCCGAGTTGATTGTCTAATCCTTGTAAGAATTTATGTGTGACTAAAGCACCGCTACCATTTCTTGATACATTATATCTCAGGTCTTGATTATTTATAAGACACCCTTTACCAATTGGTGTAACTATGTCATGGTGGTCTAAAACAATAAGCCCAATACCAAGTCCACACAATTCGTCTGCTTGTTCACAATTATTTGTTCCAGCATCAGGAATAATCACAAGGTCAGGTCTTTCTTGTCTAATTCTGTCCATAATATCTTCATCGTCAAGTCCACGTTGCTTGCCACTATGAATAAGAATCTTAATAGTCCACTTATTACTTAATTTCATAAGATATTGATATAATATTACAGTAGAGCATATTCCATCTCCATCACCATCTTGAATAATAAACACTGTACTATCTAACTTAGACCAATATTCAATTTCTTGACAAACATATGGAATATCAAGATATTTCCACCATTCATCAATATATTTACCAGTGGGATTAAGATATTCTTTCGTATCTTCAATCCCACATTTTTCTAAATACGACTCTATCGTTATAGGCTCATTGCCATATAATTCATTTACTTGCATGACAAATTCCTTACTCGTCTAATAAGGTTACAAATTGTTCCATGATTAAAAATTTCACCTTCTTTTGTTTCATAAAGAATATTTAACACATCGTCTTTACTTATCAGTTCTTCATTATAATCATCTTTTGGCTCGGTAAGTTCTAATGAATTTTCCATACACCAAAAACCACAGATATATTTATCTCCTAAATCAACAAGATAACCATTTATACCTTCATCATCATCACGGTCTACAATTATTCCAATTCTACCTACCATGTTCTCAGAAGACCATTCATCTATCTTTAAGATTCTAACTCTATCTCCAACTTTAAACTTATAATCACTCATTATCAATTACCTCCACTTCATATCCTAATGCTTCACTAATTTGTGCTAATGTCATCTTCTTAGACTCTTTACGTTCCCAAATACAAGTAAGATACTTGTTATCAAACAAATTTCCTAACAAATAAGCCTTAGATTCATAAATTTTCATAATATCAAGTTCTTCTACATAATATTCATTTTCATTTAATTTTTCATCATATGTTGCTGTAAACCAACCATCAAAATTAGAACAAATTAGTTTATCACTTCTCTTTCTTAATAAATATTTATTTCCGTTTCTACATTCGATAATCATACCTTCTTTTAATTCCATTTTGTTATCCTCCTTATATTCTACAACTGTTACTTCATTTGGTTTACTAACCAAATTTTCGTAATAGTAATATAAGTGCCTCCCACTATAAACATAATAAGTTCTTTTGTTTGCTTCCCCCCAATGAGTAGTGTTCTCATCACTATAGCTCCATTTAATCCCATGTTTGAAACACTCTTTTATAAATTCTTCCGCTTCTTCTTCTGTTTTACAATGCACTGCAATTTTACCATCACTATTTTTAAAATCTTCCCAATTAAATTCCATTTCTATTCCTCCTTTTCTTCTAACAAATCAATAATTACACTTGTTTTAAATACATATGTTTCATTATTCTTATATTTAGATTTTTTTTGACAAATCAGAAATCGACTTCAAAGATTGTAATTCTTCCTTAACAATCCTTCTTTGTTCACTGATTTCTTTTAATTTTTTCATTAGTTTTGCACTAATAATTGCGTCACACTTCTTCATTTCAATATAGTGCAAAATATCCTCTCTTTGCAAATCATATTCAGATTGTAATTTTGTAAGTTCTGACTTTCTTTTGTTTACTTTATCAAGGAAATTATTATATTCTAAAATCCATTCAGCACCTTTACAGAAATGTTCTTTTTCTTGTAAAATTTTATTGTCCATATTCTACCTCCAACTGATACATGTATTATATCATATCAATCAATATTTGTCAACATTTCTTTCAAATTATTTAATCTTTCTTGTTCTTTTTTAACTTTTTCTTCTTGCTTTCTAATAATACTTTTCACTAATCTTTTCTTATAATATTCTTCTCTTCCCTTAAGACAATGATAACATTCACCGGATTTCCCTTTAATAGTACAATATAAATGTTGAGTAGCATAATTACAATCTAAATCTTCAATCTCCCAAGTCCCATCATAATACACAATTACTTCTGACATTTCTCTCATAATTCATCCCTCCTTTATTTGATAAACCAATTATAACATAAAAATCCAGTCTTGTCAACTGGATTTTTAATAAATTTAGAAATTAACATTTGCTAATATATCATTCAATTCTTTCTTTGTTGTTTCACCTAACTCTAAATCAAGAATAATTTGAGCAATTTTATCATCACGCTCTTTTCCTAATTTTCTCTCTAACTCATATCTTTTATTTCTTCTTGTATCGTCACCTAAATAATAAAGACGACAATCAATAATCTCAGCATCCTTCCTTTGTAACATACCGTACTTTTCTGCAATTTGTCTTGCCTTGACATTTGTTTCATTAACTAATGCTTTAATTTCATCAATCATCTTATCATAATCTTCTTGATAATCATTAGGAATTGAATCAAGTTTCTCTTGATACTTCTTTGTTACCTCTCTTGTGATATAGTCCTTAATTACTCCTGTTACTCTCATTGTTTAGTCTCCTTTCTTTTTAATCTATTTGAACTATCAATCCATCTAAATCATTTTTATCCAATAATTCTTGTAAAAATGTTTTATTATTTTTCATAATTTTTTGCATTTCAATTATTTCATTTCTAGTGTAATAGATAATTACATCATCCCATCCATATCCATAATTGTTTTGATAATAATTCTTATAAAAATCAGATTCTTTATCAATAGTCCAAGCTTCAATGTTGTTATAATTTTTATCCCATTTTATAGCACAATTACAACCATATGCTTCGACTCTATTGTCACAAAATGGCATACTTACATACTTACCTTCATCTATTTTCTTACCAGTTTTAGGGGAATAAAAATAATAATACATTCCCACAATAATCTATCTCCTTTCTTATTCTGCGTCATCATATTCAATTCTTACCAAGGGTCATATTTATTTAATACATCTACTAATTCATCAATCATATCATTCATATATTCATTAGATTTAGCTTGTATATAATCTTTTGCTGAATCAACATCTAGTCCAATATCAATTACGTCATTATGATATGGTTCTCCTGTTAAGTTTTCTCCAAAACAAATTTCATCAAATGGAATGTCATAATACTCACCAGTGTCTCCATTTACACAACTGAAAGTTAATTCTGTATTTTCATCATATCCAATTTCATTCAGTTTGTTAATTAAGTCAATTACTTTCATCATATTTTTATTTCCTTTCAATATACAATGGTGGAATATCAATAGGTTTATTATCCCATGTTGTAGCAAACATATCAATCATTTTACCTATGCTATTATCTACATAATGCCATACTTTTACATTCTGTCCAAACCTACCATATCTTGTTTTAAAACAATGGCTAACCGCATTAGGAATAATTGTTCCACCAAATGCTTGCTTATTATATTTATTATTCCATTTTGCTATTAAAGATTCTACTTGTTTTAATTCTTTTTGTCTTGGGTACATATAAATAGAACCATTATCTAACTTGGTTTTAACCGACTTAGAACCAAATAAACAACTTTCATCAACAATATCTACTTCTTTTTCACGACCATTTAACTGAATCATTGTAGCAACCGCAACATCATATTTTTCTGCCGTTAGTTTTAATGTATCAACAAAATGTAACAAAGCCATATCTTCTCTAACAGGCATACCGCTCATTTGTTTTAACTCTGCTCCTATGTAGAAGTTATTCCATGTGTAATCATGAGTTATATATTCATAACCTTCCAATGACAAGTTTCTAATCATTTCAGCAACACCATTAGACGTAAAATTTGGATAGTTAATGATTCTTAATTCACTTTCTTTAGTAATTTTTCCAGCTTCCGATAATCTCTCTTTTTCTTCTTTTGTAAAATCTCCATCAAGAATTTTATGATAAGGAATACCACTTATATTTGCCATAAAACGAGGTTGGATTTCTTCTCTCATTTTTTGCTCTGTATGAATATATGCCCCTTTCCCTTGATAATATGGATTGTCTACAAAATCTTGAGCTTCATCTGACCATATTTTTAATACGGAAACATTATTTTGGTCTGAGATTCCCATACAAGTCTTTCCGAAAGATGATGGGCTTCCTCTTAAAATTAAATGCCCTCTACACCAACCACGATATAAATTATTTAAAGTTGGTGAACACAATCCAGCCCCAATCATAGGTTCTTCTTCTAATTCGTCAAGTAATTCATCAAACCCATCACCACAAGTCATTACTTCAATTTTATCGTTTAAGAAAAACTGTTTACGAACATCAGACTGTTGTTTTTCAAACCAATTCACAATATCCTCAATACTATATTGGTTCAAATTTTCAAGCTGACTTTCTTCACTCTTATCTTCATCATAGAATTTCTTAATGTCAAATCCTTTTTCTTTATAAGCATTAAGACAACTGAATTTCCTAAACTCTGTATAATAGTATTCAAAGTTATCAACATCTGTTAATTCAATAACTGTTGCTATATAATCTTCAAAATTGTTGTCCTCTAACACGTTGTATTCACTTACAAAAGGTTTAACAAACTCATCTATATCCATGATACTAACGCTTTTACAACCGTTTAATGCCAAATTATATATCGTAGCATATAATATCTTTTGAAACAATATAGTCCATTCGTCTTTGTCAAGTGGATATTTTGAATCAAGTGTTAGTTCAGGTCGTTGTAAATAGCAACCAAGTAAACGATCGTTCACTGTACGATTACATATCATAATCTATCTCCTAAATTTAATTTTATCGACCAAATTGTCTTCTTTGACCAATTTAATCAACATTATCAACTTCTTGTTGTAGCCATTCAATTTCCGCTTTTAAGGCATCTCCATAATAATAATATTTTTCACCATTGCTTATTCTATATCCACAATCTAAAGGATATTCAGATTTTACCCTAGAGCAAGCAATTTTTTCTATTGTTATTTCACTTATAATCCTTTCAAAATTTGTCATACTTTATTCTCCCAAATAATACAAATCATACCATCTTCTCTAAAAGTTTTCCTTACTTCCTTTTTTAACAACTCATTAGGAATACTACCTACATTCTGATAGTTAATTCCATATTCATATAGTCTTGGTGTAATTGTCATATTCTTACAGATACTTGGACATAACCAAAATCCTTTACTATCATGTTTATGTTGATTGCAACACTCTTTTACTGTCATGTTAGCCCCCCTATATCAATATATTTCTTTTTCTTACCACCACAACTTTTCTTAATCACAATTTCATTATCAGTAAAATCAAATTCATCAATACTCTTTTCAATCTCTTTGGTCTGATTAAAATATTTTTCAGCTTCAATCCCATAAAAAGGTAATAATGATAAAATACTGCCATTTGATTCTTCTGAAAATAGATTAAGTTCTAACACTTCATACATATAGTATAGGATATATTGTAATGTTAAATAAGACCATACTTCATGTTCTTGTAAGATGTTTTTCGTCTGCGCTCCTATAAGTTGCCAAGGAATTTCTGATTTATCATATCCATTATCTAAGTATATTTTCAATATGTAATCAGTATAAACTTTTCTGTCGCTTGATTCACTTGGTTCATATTTAGCCTTTGCTTTATTTCTTTTAGCCATGACCTTATTATAACATTCTTCATTACAATAATAACTTACTTTACCAACCTTATAAGCTGTATCTTTATCAAGTTGTTTACCGCAACAACGACATTTTGGCATTATAATTCAATCCCTTCGATTTCGGCTCTCATTTCAAGACAATATAAATACTGTCCCATTGTACTTGCTTGTTTCTTTAATAATTCAAGACTACAAGACGGCTCAAAATTCAAAGTATTAGATTCATATTTAACAATCATTTTATGCAACTTATCATATCTAATCTTTGTTTGAAAATATTCTGCCTTAAATCTCTCTTTGTAATCATCACTTTCCATAAGTTTTACCGTATCTAATAGCTCCATTACTTTAATTCCTCCTTAAACTGCTTTAAAATTTCTAACATTTTATAGTCCTCAATATAGAATAAATCTTCAACTCTTGCAAATCTCTTAAAGTTTTCAACTAACTGCCCAAATCTCCAATCTGGAACAAGTTTCCAAATTTTTAATAATTCATTCATAAATGGTTCAATTCTGTTAATATCTCTCATTGTTTACCTCCTTTTCATAAACACATTATACCACATAATTTACTCGTTGTCAAATTCAAGTTTATCAAACTCCCAATTATTCTTTATGCTAATCTCACTAGCGTAATTCATCCATAAATTCATTTCTTCTTGTTTAGTGACATCAAATATCACATGACAATCATATACATAATAATGTCCAGTAGGCTTAGATATTTTTATAATATATTCATGCCCGTTTCTTAGACTATTTCTTGATTTATTCTTGTACTTTGCTTGCATTATCCACCTCTGTATGTTCACAAGTCCATACACTTGTCTGCGTCTGTATATGGCTTGTTTTCATAGGACAATCAATACAACCATCATGTTCTGCACACATTTGTAATATTTGACTTTGTTCTTGTATCATTTGACCCATATCAATATTAAGTTGCATAAGCTAACCCTCCTTGCAATGTATCTCTATCAGCATACTTTAAAATAGGCACGAAAATTTTTTTGCCACAGCAAGTACAATATTTACCTATATAATCATCTTCACTAATTTCTTGATTGCAACAACCAGTTTTATAACACTTGTTATTAATATCATAAAACCATATACAATAACCAATCATTCAATCACCTCAATTTCTTCGCATTGCAAATCTTCATCGTAACATACATAATCAAATTTTTTATCTACAAATTCTACAATATTTCCGTCATTGTCTTCGTGTTCTTCAATCCATTTATTCACTGCTTTTGTATTTGCAAAATACCCTAATGTAATGTCATGATTAACATAATTATCATAATAATCATCATATCCATCTTCATCAACATAATCACTTGGAATATATTCTTGTTCTAGGTAATACAATCTATAAATCTTCATTCAATTTCCTCCAATTATTTAATTAATTTTTTTTGTTATTTATTTTATACTTTTTTCTAACTAATTTATTTCCACATCTGGGACAATAAATTATTGGAGTTTCTATAACCGTTCCTTCCTCATCTGCAAACTCACACATTAAACTCCATGTATTACTTTTGCTATATTCTCTTAAATACATGATTGGATTATTTCTATCTGCTTTAATTCTTTTACCATTATAATCATTCCTTAAATAAAATGGTCTATGGACAAAATAATCTGAGCATGAATATTGTACGTCAATATATGACGTATCACAATATTTACACATTTACAACCTCTCTCCTTTCAAATAGCTTCTCCCATATTTCTTTACCTTGGTCAACTGGTGAATCTTTATACCCTAAAAATCTATCCTCATCATTATCCCATACAACTCCTATTTCTTGAGCATACGGTCTAATCATATCAATGATTCTATCAACCTTTTCACGATACTTTAAGAACTCTTTAGTATATTTCCCGTCTATCATAACATTTTCATACTGTCTATCTAATGCTATGATAAACTTATTGACACCATACTTTAACAACAATTTCAATTTAGCCTTTTGTAAGTTCATACCAAACATTGCAACTGATATATTATAGTCATAAAATCCGTCTATATGAATAACTGATTTAGGGGCTTCAAACAATATAACAGTTCTAGTCCGTTCAATATCGGCTTTATTCATATTCAGACCATATAACGCAAGCCCCATTTGAAATTTATATTCTGTACCATCTAACATTCTCAAATGGTCGTATTTTGCATAATCAATCGACTCTGGATTAGTGTTCCTATCATGTGTACCTACTAAATTTCCTTCATCATCATATACAGGTATCACCACTTGTTGTAACCTATTATACCACCTTATATCAAATTTGTCAAGTGATTCTTTTGTTATACCTTCTTTTAGCCACGGCTCGTAATAACATGGTGTAAGATAATTCAAGATTGCCTTATCGTAGATTTGATTTGTTGCATTAGAATAGTTCTTAGTATACTTCAACAAGGTGTTCTGCCATTTGTATATATTAGTGTTGACTTGTTTAACTTCTTCCTTGAAATTGAATGGAATATTTACTTGGTCACATATAAATTTCATTGCAGACCAAGTAGAACATTTTCCGTCAGTCAATTCTTTATGCTTTTTAACAAGACTTAATAAAGAATAACTACAAGAACATTGACTAAAACACATAAATGATTTAGAATTAGGATTAAAAGCAAGATTATACCCACCATCATTCGGGTTACTATGATGACAGCATGATTGAAAACGATTACCTCTATGATTTACTCCTAATCTACGCATGACAATATAATAATCATCTTCTGTCATTTGTTCATATAAAACCTTGTTTATAAATTCCTTAAATGCTTCATATTCTCGCTCAGTCATCTTCAATATATTCTCCTACGCACTAAAACACTTATCCATGATATAATTCGTGCTATCTTTATTATATAAATCTTTACAAGCCTTTATAAACTTATGAATTGATTCACCATAATCAGACAAATCAACATTTAATACCTTTAATATCGTTTCATTATCTAATTCTTCTGTTCTATACTTGCTTGTTGGGCTACCTTGACCATCTCTATTGCAGAACCCTTTAACTTTACTACTCAATCGTAAAATAGTTAAACCATGCAATCCATACATTTCATGTAGAATAATAGTATAAACTTTTCCACGATATTTTACATTAATGTTGCCATGTAATACAGTTCCATTTTCAGAAATATATACTTCACCGATTAAAGTGTTATATAAATCATAAATTCCATTTTGAGAATAAACATAGGCATTTACAGATTCAATATTAGCCAATGTCCCAGTCAATGTATGAAAATATTCATATTCCTTTTCATCGTAATGGATTAAAGGTGTATCTCCATAATAAACTTCACCAATATCATGCTTTTCATCGTTCCAAAATGTGCAATATTTTTCTTTTAATTTAGTATTAGATAATCTCATAATTTATCTCCTTTGATTTGATAAGACTATTATATCACAAAAAGGAGTCTTTGTCAACTCCTTTTTACCACTTGTACATTACTAATCCATTCCAACCTTTTTGCCATTCACGCTCTTTATCATCACAATATTCCCTCATCTGTACTTTATAGTCAGCATTACAATCAATTAAATTTTGTGTGCTATCATCAATAAATAAAGAATACTCATTAATATTGTCCATATTGATAAAACCTTTACTTACATTCAACGGTAATGCAATCATCGGAATATCTTTAAACCCTCTATCATCAAACCACTTTCTTTTAAGCGCATAATTCTCAATATTTGCTTTAGTCACAAGAATAATCTTATCCCTATATCTATCCATAAATTCTAAAGCTCCATCAATAGGTTTGACAACCTTAAAAAATAACCCATTGTTAAACATACTTTCAATTTCTTCACTTGTCATTCCACGATAGCAACACTGAAAATTCCAACTTGTTACATCTGAACCATCAAAATTGCCATCATATCGTTCATTCAAAATATCAATCATAGCTTGGCAAGAATGAAAAATTACTCCGTCTATGTCAAGAAAAATCTTATCAATTTCCATATCTGTAATAAAACTGTCAATATCTTTAATTACTTTCATTATTATTCTCCTTTTCCTTAATTGTATAAATCAATCCATCTTGGTCAATTATTTCATATTTATTGTTGAACTCAACAAAATTTACTTCGTCTGAAATTGTTACTTTAACATTAACACACCTCCTTCATAAATCCTTCGATCTTTTCACTATCAGCCTTATAATAATGCTCTAATGTTACATTGGGTTTCTTATGTCCCATACTACTTGCTACCGCTAAAATCGGCACTTCTAAATCATTCAGACAATAACTTGCATAACTCGCTCTAAAACAATGGTTACTTAATTTTGCAATCTTCTCATCATCAAATCCAGCTCTTTTAGCCAAGCATTTCCATGTTCTTGAACAGCTCTGCTTATCCATTTTAGTACCTTGGTTACTAACAAACAAATATTCACAACCATCTTTTCTCATATCAGCAATATACTTATCAATAACCTTACAAGTATTTTCACTTAAATATACTGTCCTCGGTTTCATACCTTTTGTAATGACTAAATCAATAGCATTATTACTATCTCTGTTCAAATACATATCAAGTGTTACATTGCTAATTTCACAAAATCTTACACCAGTATTGAACATAAACATTAACATAGCCTTCTCACGAATATTCTTTGCATTGTGGATTAAAGCCATTACTTCATCTTTAACTAATACCATATGATGTTCTTGTTCTTCCTTACGTTTAGGTAATTTAATACCGACCATAGGATTAACCATATCAATCAACTGTAATTCATCAAGAATGATATTATAAAAAGAACTTAAACTTCTAACCATAATCTCAAGTGTAGAATAGGCATGACCGTCTTTATATTTCATAAGATACATATTAACATCAGCTTTCTTAATATCTTCTACATTTTTATTGACAGTATTGAAAAACTTAGTTACGTTTTCAATATATGTGTGAATAGAGTTTTCCGATAAATCAATATATTCCGCATATTCTGTATAAGATTTGATATAATCGTTCAAGTTCATAACTGTTACCTACCTTTCATTTGATAAGGTAATTATAACATAGATAGTTGGGTTTGTCAATAGTTATTTTGCTCTTAAATAATAAGAAAATGTAATTTCTTTATGCTTTTGATTATACTTATTTGCAAGTTCTTTAGATTTTTCGTTTACATAATCAAGATAAGGCATAATATGCTCTTTTGCTTCTTCCCTTGAAATTTTACCAAGTCTATATAAATCACAATAAGTGTCTGCAACGGTTTTTAATTTATCTACGTTCATTATTTCACCTTCTTAAAACACATAACTGGTTCTTTATTTGAAATGACACCTTTTTCATTATTATAATTCATGCCATATTGTTTTTTAGAAAACTCCATATCAAATGTTTCAATGTATTCAAATCCTTGTATCAAATTAAAAATATTGATAAAATCATCATAACATGGTTCTTTTTTACTAATATTTTTAATATTAATCATTGCATAACCACCAACTTTCAAATATTTATATGTATTCTTAATTGTTGGTTTTGCAAATTTTTCAAGCCATAATTCATAATTATCATAATGCTTCGTAGATTCACTTTCATCATCCGAATACTTTTCAAGATTAAAATAAGGTGGGCTTGTAAATGATACATCAATTATTCCTTCTAGTTCATCAATAAATAATTCAGAACCTTGTGTATATAACGAACAAATTTGATTATTGCCAATAAATCCATTGTCATAATAAAATTTAGCACATTCCATAAGTTTATCTTGTAATTCAATATTTGGGTCAATTCCAAAATAATTATGACCACTTAACAAAACGCTTGACATTCTACTACCAAAACCACAACTTGTGTCAAGACAATTTAATTTTTCTGTTAAATCAATTAAAGCATTTGGGAAATATCTAAAATAAATATCTCTTGCTTCTTTTGGTGGAAAATTTGCCACTTTTCTAACCCAAGACATTGAATTTCTAAAGCATGATTTTACATTGGCAACTTCTGAATCACTTGTAAAAAATTTTGGTTTAGACTTAATATATTCCAAAATAATTTTCATCTTTTCGTCATTTTGTAAACAATCATAAGGCGAAATTTTTGTTTTCTTCCCACAACTTTTAAAAATACATTCTTCAAAGAATTGATTTAAAGTTTTTGTTAGCCTTCCTCCTCCACTACGATATTGGTTAATATCTTTAATCAATTCTTCTTTAGAATACTTTTTGAAAATTTCATTATAATGTTCATCTAAATAGCTCATTTTTATCTCCTTTTGTTTTTTCTTTTATTATAACATAAGGATTGACATTTGTCAACCCTTAAATTTAAAAAGTTTCTCTTTCTATATCGCAACATCTGTATTTACTACTCATATATTTATTCTCCAAAAATAATCTTCTTAGCCCAATTCATAGTAGCAGAACCACACATCTTGTCAAAAAAATCACCAGCTTCAGCAACTAATTCACTCTCTTCTTTCACGCAATCCTCAAAAATTCTTTTAGGCAAATTCTGTGCAACAATCTTCATATCCTGTGGTTCAATCTTTTCAGACAAGATACCTTCATCAATCATTTTATATAATTCTTTTTGAACACGATTCTTTGTGACAATCTGCTCTACAATATCAGAGGCTTTTGCTTTAGCCGCTAATTTCTGAGGGTCTTCTACTTTCTGTCTGTGATTGTCTTTTTTAATTTCACTAAACTGTGAGTTTACAATCTTTAATACAAACGGAGTTCTTGAGTTTGAATTGTTAAGTTCTGTCTGATTCTTAACAACAATTCCTTCGGGAATATCAACTGCAATATCTGACTTGTGCATAAATGATATACAATGTTTCCAAGAGATAAACTCCCCATCATAAAATGTCTGTACATATCTTAAATTCAACTCATCAGCAAGCCTTTTAACCTCTGACTGTGATAGATAACATTCATTTTCTTTATCATATACATCATAAAAATAAAATTTCTTATATGCGTCCTGAATATACTTAATAGTATGAGGAGTCAACCACTCTCCAAAGAATACATAATTTGGATATTTTGAAAATGGTTCAACTACTAATGTCTGTACCCAATTCCAAAATCCATTTAACGTATTATTATAATCAAGAGTCTGTCTTCTTGAAAATGCAATTAATTTATTTGTTTCCTTATCATATGCAATAGCTGAATTGCTTCCGTCTACCTTTTCCTGAATTACAATATGGTCTCCCACATGAAAACCACCTGTATTCGCTACTGTTAATTCTGTATCTTCTTTGATACGTGATATATCCATAAATTTCTTCTGTTCCATCTTAATACCTCTCTTTCTATTTTCAATATATTATTCTCTTATTTATGATATGTTACATCAATATGTTCCATACACCATTTCCAATATGGAATTACTTTAACACCACCAACTTCATTCCAATCTTTCTCTAACTGCATTTGTGTATATTTATCTAAACAAGAAACTAAATACACAGAACACTCCATTGGTGCTGTTTTTCTGTATTCTTCGCTAAAATCTTCTAAATCTAAATTTGCCATTTTCTACCTCCTAACTTCCAAAGAAACTTCGGTTTACTGTGTCCTATTCTCCATCATATAATTTAACTGTTCCATCTGAATTGTAGATAGGTGTCATACTATCACCCTGAATCCAGTAATATAAAACATTAGTATTTTTATCTACTAAAATTGCTCCATAAAAATTTGTTTCAATAACCTCAAAATCACATAATTTTGAATTTGGACTCTTAATTTTTTCATCAATATTGACAACATTGGTACATCCAGTCATTCCAAAACATAATGTTAATCCTAATACGACTGCTAAAATTTTCTTCTTCATATGATTTATTTCTCCTTTCATTTGTATGTATTATATCATAATTCTTACGCTTTGTCAATTCTTTCTTTTGCTGTTTTGAAATAATTCTCCTTTAGCTCAATACCAATAAATTTACGATTAAGGTTCTTACAGGCAACTCCTGTTGTACCAGAACCCATACAATTATCTAAAATAACGTCACCTTCATTAGAAAATGTCTTTATAAGTTCTTCACAAAGTAACAATGGTTTCTGAGTTGGGTGTAAATTAGAAGTTAAACAATCTCTTTGAAATTTCCAAACTTGTGTAGGATAACGCCATCCAGTATCTTTGTATTCAATCACTTTCTTTTCTTGTTCATCTGTTAATTTTCCAAGTGTACCATCTTTAACTTTATTTGTCCTCGGTTTTCCATCGTATTTAGTCATTTGAGGATTATATGTGCATTGTTTTTTATAAAATACAGATATGGTTTCCACTGTTTTTCCCACTCTATGTTTTACTTGATTGATATTTGTTAATCTTTCTTTTTCCCAATAAATATCATATTTATAATTATCAAGATTACTTAATCGTAATAAACTACTAAATGGTTCTTGTCCAAACAATAAAATAGCACTATTATCTTTAATAATTCTATTATATTGTTCCCATAATTTATCAAATGGAATAACCACATCCCATTTACATTTTGTTGTGCCATAAGGTAAATCACATAAAATCATATCTATTGATTTATCTTTAATTTCTTTCATAATTTCAAGGCAATTTCCTTGATATAAGTTAATATTACTATTATTCATTATAATACTTTTCTATAATCTCCCCATACCAATATTCAATTTCACTTAAATTGTCTTTTATAATTTCTTCGTCTTGCAAAAGATATCAAAGAGGAACAATTTTTCTTTGGATTTAATATCCAAGTTTTTTCATTCCTTCAATGTTAAATTTCCAATAAGTTATTACCGATATACCATATTTCTTTATAGCGTCTTGTTTTAATCCTTCACTTGTGAAAATTAATTCAAGTTTTTTTAAATCATGAAACAATTTTTTACTCATTACCGGATAATGCCAATCAAATCCTCCAACTTTTTTAGTAACAATTTGATAACAAGCTCCGTTATCTAAAATTAGATCATTTTCATCAAGTTCAATTATATTCCTACCAACTTTTAATTTTACCATTTTATTATCATCTCCAATTCATTGTATTTTTTAATCCACATAATCAGTAAATTTTGCACCACAGCACATACATTTTACAGTTTGACAATCAACAATACCACTTGGTAAAAACTCCCATACAAATTGTTCTCCTGCTGTTGCATGAGTAAAACATTTCTTTCTATGATTTTCTACCCATTTGTCTAATTTTTGACTTGTTTCAAATACCATTTTTATTTCTCCTTTTTCAATATTCTTTTAACTTGTTTCTTAATCGAATCCATATTCAAATTTGCATAACTATTATCAATTAGTAAATCCCAAGGTCTGTTAGCTTCAAATTCTATAAATTGTTCATCCTCTACTTTGTTTCTATCTTCCCATGCCGTCTTAAAATCAGAACGTGTTGAAGCCCTTGCTCTACGAATATACTCATCACAATAAATATAGATAATTTTAAGATTTATTTGGTCTTTGAAATGCTTTTGTAAATATTTAATTCCTAACGGGTCAATCACATATATACAATTATCTTCAATATCCTCTAACGTAGCACAATATTCATACTCACCTATTTTAGTATAAGCTATTACAGTCTGATTGTCAAGTATATTTTGAAATTCTTCTTTTGAATCAAACCAATGCTCAACCCCATTAGTCTCATTTGACCGAATAGGACGTGTTGTGTGTGATACTACTTCTTTATATCCTAAAATAGTAGACAATCGTTTTGCAATATACGTTTTACCCGAACTAGAACGACCTACTATGGCTATGATAGTTTTCTTATTCATCTTCATTCTCCTTACACCTCTTAATTACAATACTGTCTCCATCAATAAAAAATTCAAATGGAACGCCCCAAGAGTTCCATTCTTCAAGACCAAACATTTGATTTCTTATTACTTTTGGAATTTGAATCCTTCCTAAATCATCTATTCTTCTTACAAGACCAGTTGCTTTCATTTTCATCTCTCCTTTCTATTCCTTACACAACCTTAATAACATATTTTTCCCCAGTTGCATTACATTTTGGACACGTTTCAATTCCATTTACATGATTTTCAGCCAACCATGCGGCGCCACATTTCTTACATCGCATTTTGGTTGACCATCCGCCATTCTTTTCACTATCAATAGTTCCATAATCAACAAATCCAACTACCGCATCATAGTCAATCACTCTAATTTCCATTAGTCTCTCCATTTGAAATTGCTATTTTATTTTGTATTGTTAAATATTAAAAACACCATTTTATATTTTATAATATAATATGTCAGTCTGGTTCAACCCAAATTGTGCTAAATTCTTTTTCACCCCATACACAATAAGAATCAATGTCACAATGATATTTTTCCATTAACCATTCACCAATTTCAAAAATATCATAATTATCTGGTGCTTCTACTTCTGTCGGTAAGTTTTTATTTCCAATCCATACAATATCTACTGCTTTCATATTATTCTCTCCTCCTTAATTAAACAATATTACATAAATAAAAAATACAATAATTGCGGCTATAGCATAAGTTACAAGATCATTGTTATTATTCTGATTTTGTCTTTGCCTTTCCATTTCTTTTTTCTTAATATAATCTTGTGTTTCGATATTAACACTCATGTTTAATCCTCCTTATACAAATCTTTAGCGCAATATGGACAATATAAAATAGAAATGAGCTTATCATTTTCATTATCCAAATGTAAGTGATGATACCAATTAGTATAAGTATCATCTATACTATATTCTTCTATACTAACATTGCCGACATTCTTCATGGCTTCGCATGTGTGGTCTTTAACAAATTTAATTTTTTTCATAGTCAATCCTCCATTTCACTTTCCAATTTAAAACCTAATCTTCTTAAATTTTCTTCAATTTCAAGTAATAATTTATCTTTACATTTTTTACACAAATGTTTATGCAAGATATAATACCCACTATCAATAAAACATTGTGATTCAAATTTTCCTAGTTCTTCATACCACCCATCATCATATTCTAATGATTGACCTAAATATTTACCACATCCATCACAATAAAAACTATGCTCTCTTTTTTCATAATATCTAGGTTTTGTTTTAACTTGTTCCATCTTTAATTCTCCTTTCTAAATTTCTTCAAAATATTCATTTAGCATATCGTTATCAATTTCTAACCACTGACCATATTTAACATTTATTCTATATAAACGAATTGCTCCACCAATAACTCTAAATGTTTCTTTATCATCATATTCCCATTTGCTATTTTTTACAATTTTCATTTGTTTGTTTAATGAAAATCCATCAGCATCATATTTATCAATATAAAATTCTTTATTACATTTATAAATTTTAATCATTATTCCTCCTTATATTCTTCAATTTTATCACTAAACATTTTACTAAATCCATTCTCAATTTCAGTTTCAATTCTCATTTTTCGTTTTCTATTTTGAATTTCCTTTTTCTTTTTAGATTGAGAATATAAATAATCATTTACAAACTTAGGTTCGATTTTGAATTTCATTTTTGATTTTTAATCCTCATTTTTTGTGCTTGTTTAATTAAAGGTAAGATTTGTTCCTCCCATTCCTCCTGATAAATTAAATCATATCCATAAACAAATCCCTTATCAGCAAACCCACCTTGAATTTCATCTGTCCAATTTCTCCAATCATATTCCTTACAATATCTATCATATACTAAATCAGATGCTTTATTGATAAGTAACTGTAAATAAAGCCAACGATTGATTCCCATTCTGTCTGTTGCATACATTAAATAAGAGCGAAACTTATCATAACATTCTTGATATGTTTTTTGTTGTAAAAAATTAAGATTAGTCCACATTTCAACCATATCATCAATATCTTGATTCTTTAAATATTCCTTACTTGCACATTTCCATAAATATTGGACATGATTGATTGTTTTAGCATCCTTAATGATTCCATTAGATAAATTAAATTCATCCTTATAAAAATAATCACAAATCGTTTTCCAATACATATATCCTGTTTCCATTGTATTCTCCTTTCTTTTGCTTGTATTATAACACATTGGAACAATAATGTCAATATATTTCCCCCACATTTTTTAATTCCTATATTACCCTTGGGCGAATTTTCATATTCCATATTACCCCCCAAATTTCCCATTATCTGACAATTCGTGGGGATTTTTGAAATATTCTGACAATTTAATCAAATTGTGGTAATTTTACAAACAATTCAAATTGCATACAAAAATAGCACTATTGGTTAAAATTGTCTGACAACTAAAATTTTGCATCTTAGATGTTTAACCGCCAGTGCCATTGATTCATCAACGCTTTAAAGCCGATTTCTTATTATACCTTATTATACCATACTTTCTTTTACTTGTCAACAAAAAAAGAGAACTATTCTCTCTTTTTTTTATTTAATATATAGCATCTTACCATGCCATATCCCCTTTACCAGCACTTTTATTTGCCATTTTAAGCCACTTTTAATCATTCATTGATAAAATATACCACAACACACTTTTGCACGCTTAAAACAGCTTATGCACGTTTATAGACCCATTCCAGTATTCTAATATATCACTGTAACATGCTACAATGCCCTTAAAATCAATTTAAAGTTATTCAATGCACAATTTACCACTGGACAACAAAACAAGCCTTAAAACGGTAAATACACGGTACTGCATCATGTAGTTTTCAATACTAGGTTAGTTACAACTAACTTATGTTCTCACTCCCCTATTTGATAGCTTCTTTTTTGTGTTGCCTTCCCTTTCTCACAATTTTAGTATAACATAGACCGGATAATTTGTCAAGCATAAAAATAAAAAAAGACTGATAAAAATATCAGTCTCTTTCTAATACATTGCAACAACGATCTGCAAGTTCCTCCATCTGCTCTTTTGTAATATGTCGAAATTTCCAGCACCAGTCTATTCTATCACATATCCAGTCAATGCTTTTATCATGCCATGACTTGTATTCCTCATATGATTTTAAAGCAATATCAATTTCTCTGTAAAAATCTCTCTGTTTAGGTTTTCTCATAATAATTACCTTTTCCCTTCATTTGATAATTCAATTATAAACTGTTTCAATACATTTGTCAATGCAAAAAATAAAAAAAGGTTGATATTTTTTATCAACCTTTTAACCATTCTTCTTTATTGACAATTTTATCAAGCCACCATTCAATAGGCATTTCTCCGTTCTCGTGTTCTTCAAATACTTTTAACACAATTTCACTGGACTCTTGAAAATCATATCCTTTTTTCTGAATGATTTTAATTCCTTTTAATACATTATTATAAGTTTTTCTTTTCATTGGTTTCTATCTCCTTATAAATGACTCTATCCACTTTTCTTCTGCGCTTGTTAATTCCATTTCTTTTTCAAATTCCTCTTTTCTGCTCTGTTCAATTTCTTCGACTTTGTTCGGCAGATTATTATACATTTTTGCATATTCCATGGCTTCTGTACGTTTCTTTGAAAAGCTACCAGACACGGGAATATAGTTAAAACCTTTTTGATGCGCATAATATAAACCAGTCTTTTTGTCTTGTGATACAATATACTTTTTCATGTGTATTACCTCTTTTCTTTATTTGATAATCTTACTATACACTATATGCAAACACTTGTCAATACTTTTTCTAAAACTTTTTAAATTTATTACCACTTTAATGTGTTAAAGCACAAATTGTACCTTCCCTGTTTGCGTCCTAAAGTGTCCACTCCATATCCTAAGTATATGTTAGCATAATTTTATTTCTTTGTCAATACATTTTTACAAAAAAAATAAGGGAATTTTCATTCCCTTATAAAATACCTCTAACACGATTTACAATAGTTATAAAGCTGTTATATAACACATCTTTATTGATTCTTTTACTATTTTCAATGTATTCCATTTGTTTTCCGCATTCTTCTATAATATCATTTCCACAAAAATTCCAGTCATCAAGGCTTGCTTCATAGCTATAATAATCACTGTTCCTTAATATCTCTTCTTCCTGTTCTTTTGATATTTCCATGTGACTCAATCTGTATTTCATAAAATTTGCAAAATCTGAACCACAATTCTCTCTTATAATGTCGATAATATCTCTGTCATTTCCTATTGTTTCAACGTTTCCATTTACATATACATTTCTCATCTTATTTACCTCCATATGTATATAAACCTACAGCTTTTTCAGTTTTAGAAATGCAAGAATCTAAATACCGTCTTTTACTGTCTAATTGTTCAATCTGTGACTGGATGATAAATTTATCTAATGCAACTCTATCCTCAGTCTGAAAAATTATGTCGCTATCATATATCATACAATCTTTCAATTCTTTATTTCCTTGCAAGTATTCATAGAATAACACTCCCATTTTAGTATCGGGAATTTTACCCTTCTTAATATCTGCATAATACTTTTTATACATTTTTTCTGATTTGTCTGTATCATCGTACAACATACCGTCTTTAACAGATACATATTTTTTATTAACTTTATCAAGTATTGCAAAATTCGCTTTATTTCCAAAACATACATAATTCATAATTATACCTCCACACTAATTTCATAATCATTATCATTGATTTTTCTTGCATATCCATTTTTTACATAATATCTTGCATTGTTATCTATCATATACAAATCACATAAAGCAGATTTTTCAATCTCTTTATCAGTATGTAAATTTGTGTACTGTTCTAACAATTTTTGAATAACTTTCTTTGCTCTTGTATCACTGATTTTTATTGAATATACCATTTTGTTATTCCTCTCTTTCTTTGATAATACTAATATACACCACAAACACATATTTGTCAATAAAAATATTGCACAAAAAAATTATATAAATTTTGTATAAAATACTATTGACTTTTATCGAAAAAAGGTTTATAATGAATAGGGGGAGTATGGAGTATTAAAAAAATAAATAAAGTTAGTTAAGACTAACCTATATATAAAATAAAAGCTGATACAGAAATTGTACCAGCTTTTTATAAAATCATCGTTTCATTTTTATTTATTCAATTCTTCCGTTAATATTTTTATTTCTTCATAAATATCATTATTTGTCACTCCATTCTCTAATTCCTGATTCCAACATTTTCTTATATAATTTTCTCTTTTGCGAATTAGTCATATTTCTAACAGTAATGTCAATTATGTATTCAAGTTTTTCTTCATAAATTCCGCAACTTAAAGCGTACTTTTCTAGTAAGTCATTGATTGCAAAATCTTTTTTACCATTACAATATGCACATATACTCCAATATTCCATAATCTTTTCATATAATTTGTCTACTGTTTTCATATATTATCGCTCCTTTAATCAATATAAGTATGTTTGCTTATCTAGTTTCTTTCATATTTATAGTAACTTCCGAACCATACAAATTCTGGATTCATAATCGTACCAACATTTTCTTTAACCCGACCACTATCTTTAAATCCATTTTTAATCATTTGCTCTGCATGTTTATTACGTTCCTCTTCTGAATCATAATGGTATTGTTCTATCAGTTCTATATAAGAGCTGTGATCTCCATTTTCATATGAATGTTTCTTGATAACACTTTCTTTAATTATTCTCATATAAATTAACCATCCTCTCCATTTGAAATTACTATTTTGTATTGTCAAATATCAAAAACACTGTTACAAAACATATCATCTAGATGGTGGGCAAGAATTTCAAACTTTTCACTTTTCTGTAACTCACCAAACAGGTTTTCCAAACATTTTGTTTCACAGGAAATTGCATCTTCATCGTCCCAACCGTCCGTAAAATCTCGTTGAAACTCAATGAGTTTTTTCGCCATCTGCCGAGGCGTATGCACAAAATCATTCCTTTCTTTTTCCGCATTATTCTTATAATCCATTTTTAATACCTCTCTTTCTTTACCGTACTTAAAGTATACTACATATAGCTTTACTTGTCAAGGCTTATTCAACAACAAATTTTCTTAATTCTCCCGTATCTGTATCTTCAACAAATAATACAGTCCCTTTAGTGTACCATGATTTTTGACTTAAATATACCATATAGAACGATTGTGCCGTTACCAATGTTACTTTCTGGTTGTAATATAAATTATATGCTTTCATATTATTTTACCTCTCTTTCTTCTTTATATAATCATACTATCACAAATTCTAATCGTTGTCAACACATAATTTCCAATACGGACAATTTCCGTCATTGTTTGTATAATGTTCTTCAATCTCCTGCTCTGTCATATTATCCATATTTTGACATTCATATAACCCGACTGAATAATCAATAAAGCAGTGTTCACAATCTTCACAACATTTATTCATTTATCAATTCCTCCATTTTGCTACAGATTTCTTCCACTGTATTAAATCTATATAATACACCCTTATCTTGTAACATATTATCTTTTGTAAGCATGAAATCTTTAATGGTATAGTTGACTATTCTACCGTTCAGCTTTTCTGTGACAGGTCTTAAAACGTGTAAATAACCTTTAGAATTAATGAACCAATAAA